TCAGCAGTGATCAAGCCACTTCCATCTATACTACAACGCTAGTTAATTCAATATATACTCTTGCTCTACTGTGGTCTAGGGTGTTATACTCACTAGGTAGTTTATCTATAGTTTATCTAGTCAGTGAGTAGCAGGCGTCTTTGAGATTCAGCACTTATACACTGGCTAGGATTCTAGTATGTTGTATATAGTATATAGTATATAGACCTAGATCCCGCGGTGTGGTCACTGTGAGCTTTGCTATGGGCAAAATTTCTGCGCTCCGCGTCGCACTTCGTGCTCTCTTGGTTGGGCTCTAGCTGCCTTTGGTTTTACCAACATGTTGGCTGTTCTATCTAGTACTAAAGTACAAGAGCCCTGGCAACTAGCTTGGCAAGGCGGCGATGATTGCCTGTAGCTGTGTCTGTGATATGCACAGCTTGTGAGCTATTTCCAGCTCTGTCCAGTGGCGTTCCATCATTGCTCGTACTTCTTGTATCAACATTCTATTCAGCATGTCTAGTCCTTGGATTATTGACTACTATACCATATTAACGCCTAGTGGTATAGCCAAGTTACTGTTTTTGGAGGAATCCGCTGATCTCGGGTTAAATAACTGCAAGGAGAACTATTCTATGGCCATTACAACTACAACAACTTGGGGTCGCACCCTACGCAAAAAAGACGTCGCCGTTATCAAGGCACAACTAGCCGCTATGAATGTGGCCATTGGATACACCGTGGATTTTACTCAGGATCCCACAGTTATTGAATGGGCAGATGTTGATTCAGCTGTGGCTTGGGCTCAGTGGCTGGAGAGTGGCCAAGTTAGTCCCGGTCCTCGAGACGCTCGCATCAGACTGCCCTAATTGATCATTATCTGCTAGTTTAAAAGACCTCAGCCGGTTCACTAAATATCTACACAAGAGAGGCTGTGATCATGCAAGAGATACTAACACTAGCAGTACCGTTTACCTGCTTTACCAGTTTGATTACCATAATCGAGATCGTCAATTCCGTCCGCTATCTCAAAATCCTCAGCACTCTACAATAAGCCCCAGTATCTAGCCTAGACCACTTGATCTGTCCATGCAAGGCAATCCCCAATCCATGTTGGTTGACTCCAGTCCCAGTGAGATTCCCCACGTCCATCCATTTCCCTACACAGCTTGGGTACCCTGGCCTCAAGACGCTCATGCTGACGGCGGTGCCACTTGTGATTGGGTCAACTCAATAGATCAAATGGAAGCCTGGCTAACCACATCAGTGGGAGTACATCTGGTCATGTGGGAGTGGACCTGTATGGATACCCCCTGTCATGGGGCCTGTGCTGTGGCCTTTAGACTTGAACGTGATCGAAGCATGTTTCTACTGCGCTGGAGCTAGTGTAGGCTAGGTGGTGTATAAATGGTCATCAGGCTGCCGTACTTGACGTGCAACATGGTTATTTGGGCAGGGGTTGGGCTAAGAGTCACATAGGCGCCTACAGTATAGCCCACAACATGACTGGACCAGAGCCAGGCAGGGTGATGCTCCATGCTGGGATCCAGGCTGGCTAACCAGGCTATTTCTTCCTCGGTACCCTGTTCCAGCTCGATCACATGAGTGTGTTTCTTGTTGTTCAAGGTGATCACGGGTTGGGGTCTTAGAGAACACCACCAATGTTGGAATTGATTGGGGGTCTAGCTGGGGCCTCTGGAACAGCAGTTTCAAACTTTGATATCTTGTGCTGATAGGCTTCCTTGTTGCGAACTACCCTGGTCAGAGCCCGTTCAATGTCTTGTACACGCTTGGGATTGGGTTCTGTCAAGGCATGAGCTTCAGCTAGATACATTTCCAGTTTCTTCTGTTCAAACTCCAGCATCTTGATATGCGCACGGATTTTATTGATATTAAACATACACATATTTAAGTGACTCAAGATCGCACCTCTAGGTTCTGGCTAGAGATACATAATACTAACAAGGAGAAGCGATGTTAAAATCAAATGGTAATTTCAAACTATCAAAATCAGCCAAACGTCAATTGGCCACAGAACCCAATGCTCAAAAGCGTGGCCTACTCAAAGCCGGACACATTCAAGCAGAACTAGCGGCAGCCATTGTTCCAAAACGTGAGCCACGCAAAGAAGGCAGTCGTCCTGTTAATGGTGCAGAGTCAGTGGACTTGACATAGTCATTATACTAGTATATAATAGGCAAAACAGGCTGTTTTAGGCCTGTTTCTTTGAGCATTTAGTAGGATAGTAGTAACTAAACTTACGCATTAAAATATCACACACAGATACAGTAAGTATTTTTGCAGTTGTAGTAAAAAACAAGGAGGACAACGATATGTCTATAATACGCAAGGCAGTATGTGCGCTAGTAGTATTATCGGTGATGGCTTTCACAACAGTTAGTCAAGCCGAGACCCAAGCTTCAGAGGGTCAGCCCGGAATAGCAGGGGCAGTAGTTAAGTCTGCTAGTGATAGATTAGATGGCCTAGTTGCCACGCTGATCAATCCAGTAGTTGATGTAAAAGAAGTAGCATGCCTAGCAAGGAACATTTTCTTTGAAGCTGGCAATGAACCCGAAGAGGGCAAAGTTGCAGTAGGGCTAGTTACTATCAATAGGTCGCAGGATCCCCGATTTCCCAAGACAGTATGTGGGGTTATAGATCAAAAGGTCACTCGTGACATAGCTCGTCAGAATGAAATTAGCAAAAAAACATTCTGGGGAACCAAAACCGAAACTCAAACTGTTTGGAGCAAACTAACCATCTGCCAATTCTCTTGGCGTTGTATGTTTGTTAAGAACCCAAAGAGTGAGGATGAGCGTTGGATAGAAAGCCAGCGTGTTGCCTATGAGTTGTTATCTAACCCAGGTGTATATGCGGATTTAAGATCCAAATATGACGGTGCATTGTATTTCCATGCAACGGCTGTGAGACCAGCGTGGGCTAAACAGAAAGAAGCCATTGCTCGTGTAGGCGGACATTGGTTCTATCAAGATAGATAATAAATACTGTTATGAGAGCCCATGAATTTATAACAGAAAGAAAGACACCTGCTAGCCTATGCCGTTCTGGTCGTAGACTAGGAAGGAGTGATTACTCCAGCTGTGTGAGCCAAGGGCTCAAGGCTCACACTTCTAAAGGCAAAGGCCATACTGATGGCAAGGGCAATTACCTAAAAGGTAAGAAAAAGAAGTCCACCCAATACGGTGGCGACGTTCCAGATTATAGCTAATCCTTAAGTAAGGCTGTATAATTAGTAGTATGAGTATTTTAATACGGCCGCCTGGCGACACCTTCACATATAAATTATTCTTCAAACTATCTGGTAAAATTAAAAAACCAAAGAGTTGCTTATACATGTGGTCACATGTATTTGACCCTACATATCAAGGATGGAGATCACCTAGACCCAACGACGATTGGAACCAAGAAACTGAGTTCAAATATCGGCAACTAGTATTAGATGATATTAAACAAGACATTGTAGTGATTGGTCTTAAAGATCATTTAACTGCTGGGAATTTCAACCCTTGGGTTGAAAAACAAGCCAATTTAATGACCTACTTCGGGGATCTCTTTGATTATTATAGCAATAAACAATTTGTATTACTTACTTCTCTAGAAAATCTTGACACATATTTAACTAATAAAAATTTGCACATTGTTCCTTGGGGAGGCGACATTACCAATCAACAACAGGAGTATCGAGCAATTGATCCTATCCTAGAAAAAAACTTAGATAGTACTGTTAATTTCCTTAGCCTAAACCGCGGCAAGCGAAGTCATAGAGCAATGTCTGTTTGTATGCAATACGGACTGGGTCTTCAGGATCATGGATTAATATCATGTATATTCCAAGATGAATTAGAAAATTTATTTGGTTATACTAATTGGCAATTTACTCCAGAACAACAATCAATTAAACAACTGTTAGATAATGGATTTGATTTATTAAAAAATGCAAAGTTACTAATTAACGATGATAACCAGATATACCCAGATACTGACCCTAACAACAATGTATATAATTTTACAAAAAAACTATCTGCATACTATCAAAATACTTTTGTAGAGATAATTTCTGAAACATCTTACACAGAGGCAGCATTTAACCTAACAGAAAAAACATTGAATTCGATATATGGATGCTCTTTCCCAATACTGTTATCAAGCAAAGGTGCAGTTGGTTTTTTACGAGATATGGGTTTAGACATGTTTGATGACATAGTTGATCACTCATATGATACAATAGAAAACCCTATTGATAGAATGTATCGAGCACTTGTTGACAATCAGGAACTGCTGACTAACAATCAAATGATCAAGCAACTATGGCTAGACAACCAGCATCGTTTTATTAAAAATGTTGACTTTGTAAAAAATAACATGTATAATTTTTATGCAGATAGGGCTGAACAAAAAATGACAGCTATTAGCAATTTGCTTAATGAATGACATATGACCGTAACCTATAAAAATGATGACGCCTTTTTATCCTATGTAGCTGTGGCCGGAACTGGTTACGGCATGTATCCAATTTTCCAATGGATGAAACAAGTACCAACTGCGGCATTCAGGTTTATTAGAGATACTGATATTGAAGTAAACCGATTAGGGTTACAAGAACTTGACGAGTTATATCCGGGAGTTAATACATTTGCAATCGTAATGAATCCCTGGTTACGGGCAAAATTTAGCTATTTGAAAATTATAGAAACTCTAAATAATTTAGATGATCAAAATAAAATAGATAAAAATAAAAAACTTATTGATCTTTTTAATTTAAATCTTGATAGCTTTGAATCTTTTGTTCGTCAACTACCAACAATGGACCAAAAGACTAATTATTGGTTTACTCCAATTACTCCACAGGTTCGTTGGGTAGAATATGACGCAAACGGAGAACACAGAGAAGTTACATACATATTAAGGGCAGAAAACATTATTGAAGATTTTAAACCAATTCAAGATTACTTTTGTACCAACGAACCATTAGTACTAGACGAAGCACTACCAGAGTATCGTGAGTATTATACTGACGAAACTAGAAACATCATAGGTGAAATATTTGCCGAAGACATAAAGAGATTTAGTTACATTTTTTAAAATATATAATGAAAGATATTAAAATTACTCGCTGGCCTGCAATTATTGTTGCAAACTACAGAACTGGATCAACAGTTTATGCCACACACTTAGCAGAAACACATAATGTACCATATTATTTAGAGCCGTGGCAACGATCCGTAGATCGAAACAGTAATTATGGACCGCACGTAAATGGAATGAAACAAAACTTTTATGACCACTATCATAGCGGTGATAATAGGTATGTTCTTAAACTTATGCCCGAGCAAATTAGCAAATGCACACCATATGACATATTATTAAAAAGTGATTCCTTTAAAATAAAATTATATCGAGAAAATGAAATTGACAGTATTGTTAGTCATTACATTGGAAAAATGAGGAAAAAGTGGTGGACAGAATTTGGGGAAAAAACTGAAGATTACATATTAGATGTAGATAATGGTCATATTGCAGGTTCTGCTTTTGCCATAACTCAAAATAATTTTTTATTACATAATTTGGACTATGATTATGATGAAGTTATTACGTATGAATCACTGGGATATATTCCTAATTTACGTTATGTTAAAACCCACATGCCTAATAATATTAATGAAATAAAAAAAGCAGTCTCAGAGACATACAACAATTTACTATATTAGATATGAATGACAAGTTTAAAAAGCAATGAATATACTTATAGTTTATACTCCAAGAAGTAAAAGCACATTTGCCTGTAAAGTGTTAGCTAAAAAATATGGTCTAACGGAGGTTGTAGATACATTAACGTTATCTAGAATAGCTAACCAAAATTTTAGTGAATACAATATTCTTATTGATAAAATTAACACTGAAGAAAATATATGTGTTAAGATAAATGGAAATGATTTCATTGATCTAACACGTAAAGAGATTTCAGAATACTACAAACAAATTAATTATAATAAATTTGATAAGATAGTATTTCTAACCAGAGTAAATTTTGTTGATGCTATTCTCAGCTACGCATATATGAATCCAGCTGATCAATCGTCGTGGCATAGAAAAAAAGGTCAAACAATAGATCAGCGGGCATATACCTTATTAAAAAATAAAGTCTATTATCTCAGTAGAGGATATGTAGTTTTTAAAATTCTAACTGACTATATTAAAAACGTCTGTAAGACAAATATATACAACTACGAATATGAATCTTTAGAACACGGCCTATCTACTGATTTTGCTGTAAATGATTTTGATACAGAGTTAGAACCTAACAATATCAACTATTTTGCCCTTTTAGAAAACAAAGAAGTATTGCCCATGATAACCGAATGGAAAGATGCTGTTAATAAAAACTTTTGGATTGAAGAATGAAAGACTACAAATTAGGGTTTTATCAGGTAGGTTGGAAAACATTTGTTAATAAGTCTTTGGCATTAATAGAATCTAAAAAAACCGGCTATGAGTTTAACTGGTTATTTAACGATACAGTTTACAGCAAGTTTGATTGGACCATACTAATTGAAACTTCGTTGACAGAATTGTACAGAATACGGGCACAGCAATTAAGAGATCAGTACGACCATTTGGTATTATACTACAGTGGCGGAGTTGACAGTAATAATATACTACACGCCTTTATTGATAACAACATTTTATTAGATGAAATTGTTATGCAGTTACCGGAACTTGATAGAAAAAACTTTAACAATTACGATACAAGTAGTAGAAATGCCTACGGAGAAATTGATGCTGTGGCTATTCCTTATTTAAATCATATAAAAAATAAGATAAATCCTAAAACAAAGATTAGAACACAGGATTTTTCAAAACCAGTTGTTGAACTTTTAAGCCAAGATGATTGGTTTGAAACTAATCCGTTTGGTACTAACTTTAATATTGCCGGACTTGGACGACAAGCATCACAACTTAAAGAAAATCACATAATTGATATTTGTTATTCAGGAAAAACAGCCTGTCAAATATTAGGAGTTGATAAACCTTTGGTATATTTTGATGGTACCGATTACTACGCATATTTTTCAGATTTATCGGCAATGCATGCACCTCCAGTAGATTTAAACTATCAAGAGATATTTTACAATAGATATCAAACTGAATTCTTTTACTGGACTCCAGATTTACCAGAAATAGTAATTAAGCAAGCGCAAGAAATTAAAAAAATATGCGAAGTTAATCCAATTGCAAAAGATGTGTGGGCACAATCTCTAAAAATGCACGTTGGTGAATATAGGCAAATGATGAGCCCAATTATATACCCAAATGTTTATCAACCACAATTTCAAACTGAAAAACCCAGTACTGATATAGTACGTCCAATGGATCAGTGGTTTTGGGACACTGCATCTGATAAAGCAAAAAACAATTATTTAGAAACCTTAAACTATCTATCTCATAAAATAGATAATACCTACTTACGAGATGGTAATATTGCCAAAGGGTTTTTGGCTACAAATAGTAAATTTTATAAATTATAGTAGCATATAACACAACATAAATATAAGTCATCGGGAGAATTAACATGCCGTTTCAAGTAACCAGAACATTTACACGTCAAACCAAACAAACAGATTTTTATGTCTGGCCCTTTTCTGTACTAGAATACATAGAGTCTACATATGATATACCTAAAAAACGCATCACCCGGCAGTCAAAATTATCAGATAATGAGCTGGAAAAAGTATTACGTTCAACGTGGCCAGACGAGGCAACATTTAACGCATACATGGCTGACCCGAAAATTCAGGCAGCATTTTCAGCTTTTGATATATACAATACTACAAATAATATCACAGCAGTCGTAACAAAAGAAACTATATAATCTAACCAGACTATAGCAAATACCCAAATAAGGCTGTATAATTAATGTTAATGTAACATCTATACCTTAAAGGCTGCCTTGGACGATTTAGCTCGTATTAAAAAATTCATACCCATAATGGCAGAAATTAGCCCTACGTTCTGCATGGCCAAATGGCATCACACGACTATCTATCTACAAACAGGTGAAACTCATAGCTGTTATCATCCTAGCCCACATAAGATTCCTTTATCGGAAATAGCGGTAGATCCTAGTGCCTTACACAATACTAAACAAAAGATCTCTGAACGGCAAGCTATGATTGTAGGCGAAAAACCCGCAGGATGTAATTACTGTTGGAACATTGAAGCCATGGGTGAAGACTATGTAAGTGATCGTAAAGAACGCAATGCCAGCATCTACACTCCTGCTCGTTTTGAAGCTATTAAAGCATCGCCGCTAATGCCTGTTAATCCGCAATATATAGAAATATCTTTTGGCAATGAATGTAATTTCAAATGCGGCTACTGCCATCCTAAACATAGTTCTGCCTACTACAAAGAAATAAAAGACCACGGTCCTTACACAATGGTTAAGAATCATCGCAACGACATTGATTGGTTTACTACATACGAAGAAGAATCAAATCCTTATGTTGATGCTTGGTGGTCTTGGTGGCCTAAAGTACGCAAGACTCTAACTATCCTACGCATTACAGGCGGAGAGCCATTGCTACAGCAATCAACCTGGCGACTGTTAGAAGATTTAGAATCTAACCCCTTGCCTAATTTAGAACTCAACATCAACACTAATTTTGGAGTTAAACCTATCCTTGTTGATCGTCTTGTAGAAAAAGTAAACAATCTAATAGCCAAAGGTGCTATCAAAGACTTTAAGATATTCACCAGCATAGATACTTGGGGCAAGCCCGCAGAGTACATACGCACAGGATTGGACATAACAGTATGGGAACGTAACTTGGACACCTATCTAACCAAGACCAGTTTGCCTATAACTTTTATGATTACATTTAGTATTCTATCTGTGACAAATTTTCAAAGTCTGTTAGAAAAGATATTAGAATGGCGAGGCAAGTATAACGGTACTGACCAAAACAAATGGCAACGTATTCGCTTTGATACTCCTTTCCTTAAAGAACCCCTACAATACGACATGAACATACTGCCCAAAGATACGTTTATGCCCTACATGAAACAGCACTTAGCATTCATTGAAGCCAATTTAGATGACACGGATCGCACAAAGTTTAGCGATATTGAATACGAAAAGTTCCGTAGGGTAGTTGATTATATGGAAGCAACTACATACGATAATATGCGATTACAAGAGGGCCGCCGAGACTTTTACAATTGGTTTACAGAATACGATCGTCGCAGAAATACAGATTTTATCAAGACATTTCCCCTTCTCACAGATTTTTATAATGACTGCTCAAATGTATAATTTTCCAATTGACAACATCCGCCAATCTCTAGGCAATTTGAGCATAATATCCGGCGCCTCCGAAGTTTTATTAAACGACAATAATTTAAAACCTGACTGGATCGAGCATCATGCAAAATATAGCGAAATTTTTATAAAACGGGGCAGAGACACCTTATTGATCAACATTGGAGAAAGCTGGACATACGGAGAAACTCTTCCTAATATTGCAACAGCAATTCAAAAATATGACTTAATTTCTCAACTAACAAACTCATTTGGTCCACGATTAGCAACAACCTTAGATAGCGATTTTTATCAGTATGCGGTCCCTGGCAATTGTAATTTTTATATGTTTCAAGAACTACAACGTATTTTAGAATATGTAAAAGATCTAGGATATAAAAAAATATATATCGCAATCCAAATGACAGAACCTGGTAGGGAAGATGCAATTAGAATTAAATTAGGTAGCCACCCATTAAGTAAAATATACAGTCGATCTGATGATTTAATTCCAATGACTTTTGTTGATTGGTTAACAGCGTATGATGAAATATTTTTTGAACTATATAATAATATTATAAAAAACAGTGGACTTCCTATTGATGCGGTTCTTTGGAAAAATTTCTGTAGTGTTAATACTCCTAAAAGAGATTACAATTTTAAAATAGTAGACACCTCTTGGATTAGATACTCTGGAAAAATAGTAGGCAAAGATATAGAAATGCCACAGTTTTATTCAATGGGTTGGCTAGATACTATGCAATTGTTTTATAAAAAATCAATTCAATTTGATTTTGAATTTTTAAATAACGAATTAGATAAGATCGAAAAATGTAATGCATTTATAAAATACAATCCATTACACAACAATCATCCTAACGTATACGGTCACTTACTTTGGTCGCAATATCTGGCTAGACAATCGGGGTGGGTAAATGACATCTAAGACATTCTGTATCTTACCGTGGATTCATATGTATATAAACGCAGATGGTAGCGTCTTACCTTGTTGTATTGGCGAACATCATAGATCGTTGGGTAATGTTCAACACAATAAAATTATTGATATATGGAATTCAGAAAAGTATAAAAACATGCGGCGTCGTATGTTAGCAGGAGAACGATGTGACGAATGTTCTGCTTGTTATTCTACTGAAGATAATGGTGCAGAAAGTTTTAGACAAAGTAAAACAGTACAGTTTAGCAAGTACCTACCATTGGCTAATAAAACTCTAGCTGATGGGTCTTTAGAAACAATGGATTTAAAATACTTTGATGTTCGATGGAGCAACATTTGTAATTTTAAATGTAGATCATGCAGTAGCACTTATTCGTCAAGTTGGGCTACTGAAGATAACAAAAATGGACAAGATAAAAAGGTATTCATTTTTGCAGGCGGTATTAATAATGATGATTTGTACGAGCAATTTTTGCCGCACTTCGATGGTATAGAAGAATTCTATTTTGCTGGAGGCGAGCCTCTACTTACCGATAAGCACTACGAAATACTAGAGTATCTTATTAGTATTGGTAAGACTAATGTTAGACTTCGCTATAATACCAACCTTAGTAACTTAGTTTATAAAAATAAATCAGTAATTGATCTATGGAAACAATTCACTAATATACTAGTGTTTGCTAGTTTAGATAGTTGGAAAGACCGTGCTGAATATATACGAGAAGGAACTGATTGGTCTGTAATTGAAAAGAATATTCGACTAATAAAACAAAAAACTCCGCATGTACAATTACAAATGAGTTCCGTTATATCTGCGTTCAATTTATTTACATTGCCAGAGTTTTTAGATTATATTTTTACAAACAATCTGTTTGATAAACATAAATTCTATCCATCATTTTACAATTTAATCAACCCGCACCATTTTAGTGCAAACATTTTTAATGACCAGCTAAAATTAGAATTGATTAACAAATTACGTGCTAATACCTATGACAGTGATCACCTTAATCAAGAAATACAAAACATAATTAAATACGTAGAGAATTCCGTATATGATGCAAAGTTACTTGAAGAATTCAAACAAGAAAACACTAAGTTTGATCTAATACGAAATAGAACATTTGCCACAACCTTTCCCGAATTATCCTTACTATGAAAATATATTTTGACAATTTAAACAAACATACTAGTAATCTTAGTTTTTTAATTGGGGACGATAATCCTGGATGGTTAGTAGCTGCCGGTGCACCAATACAACACCAGCTTCAGACATGGGGCGAAGAAGTTGATATTCTAAGAAATTATGATACTCCGGGCTGTTATTTTATTGATGTTACTAGAGATCCTAACTGGTGGTGCGGTGCAGTTTCGGGCGGCCCAGTTGATCATATTATCAAAGAAATTCCACAGCGTATAATTGATATGGCAAAAGACTACAAATTGCGTATTATTATATCAGCTGATCGAGAAGGCGGCCCTATGGTGGTAGAAGGGCAGTTTGATTGTTTTAAATTAACAACTGATGCAATGCTTGAAAGAGGACTGCCCTCTGGCTCGATACTAATTACCCATGGTAATAATAAAATAGAACAGCAATATAACAATTGGCTTTTAAAAACTAATCAGCCAAAATTGTTTGATGTTATGTATTGCTGTCACTTTGCTCGAGTATTCATCGGAAGTAATTGGGACGCTGTTCCTAAAACTCCTGTTATTTTAGATGCTATTAATAATCCAACAGCGTTAGATTATAATAGTTTGAATAGAGTTTATCGATCACATAGAGGTGCTCACCTTTGCCAATTAGCAAGCGATGGTATATTAGACAAGGGACTAGTAAGTGCTAACCAAAAAGCAACTGAACATGACTGGGCGGCAATTGATTTAATTAGAAAAGAAACCGAAACTCGAGAAGATGCTGACAAGCGATTTCACAGTATTATGAATGAATACTATCCTAGGTTTATTGACGGCAATTGGGAAACGCACAATGCAGGTCCTCAATTTAATACTGACATATATAAAAATAGTTTATTAACTGTTATTACAGAAACCCTCTTCCTTGAAGATGTTGCGTTTCTATCAGAAAAGGTTTTTAAACCCTTAATGATGGGACACCCAATGTTGCTGTTTGCTGGTGCAGGCACTCTTAAGGTAATAGAAAACCTAGGGTTTAAGACTGACTGGTGTGGTATAGATACTTCGTACGATAGCATTGTAGATAATCGAAAGCGATTTGATGCTGTTCATAAAGAACTAGTTAAATGGATTAATTTATCCAAAGAAGAAAAACTAATTAGAATTGAACATTCGATGCCTGCCATTATTCATAATTTTAATTTTTATAAAGAAAATGATTTTTATCGAGTGTCAATCAATGAAGTACTACAAAAATCAAAGGAATATTTCCAATGCTTGACTTAAAACAATATAAACGATTTTTTGCGTTTGGCTGTAGCATGACTCAATACTTTTGGCCAACTTGGGCAGATGTTATAGCACAGGAAATACCCGAGTCCTACAACTATGGTCAGTCGGGTGGCGGCAATTTGTTTATTTCCTGTCAAGTAACCGAAGCCAATGTAAGACATCAATTTAATAAAGATGACTTGGTTATAATTATGTGGAGCGGAGTTTCTAGAGAAGATCGATATGTTAACAACAATTGGCTAACTCCTGGCAATATATATTCACAAGGATGGTATGATGACGAGTTTGTTAAAAAGTTTGCCGACACAAGGGGATATCTTTTAAGAGATCTTTCGTTGATTACAATGTGTAAAGGAATGTTAGATAATATTGATACTAACTATTATATGTTAAACATGGCACCATTTACACATCTTCAAAACACTTCAGAACAACCTAATATGCGGGTCGACGATGTACTCCAGCATTTTGAATCTACTACTAGTGCAATTAAAACAGATATATTAACTGCGGAGTTGAATGGCAAATGGCCACAGCATCCAATCGCAAATCCAGGCGGGTATCAAACACACGATTACCACCCATCTACTAGATCACATGCTAACTATCTCCAAAAGGTATTTCCTGGTCTGACTTTTGAAGAATCAACTAAACAATTTATTGATAAATGGGAAACAATAATTACCGATGCTTGGGTGTTAACAGAAATTCAAAAACATAAACACACTACTCCTCCACATCGGTTGTAAAATAGGATTGATTCATTTATAATTAGATATGGAGTTTCTGAATACCACTGTTCCGTTAGTTGCTACCTACGATCCAAATAATCCATCAATTCGTTGGACTACTGAGGATACGGCATCAATGACAATCTTGAGAAAAGTTCAAGACACCGCCACCGCATGGTATTGTTTATTTTCGTGCCGCAATAGTTTTAAAGTTTACAACATTAACGAGATAGTTCCTCCAGATATATTACTCAGGATACGTGCCGGTGAGGTATTTTTAGTATTAGATAATTCTCTTGAACCATTTCTAGACAGCGTTGACGGTATATATGAAAATCTTGTAGTAAAAGAAAACATTCCAGAAGAGCAAATTATTCTGTTAACTGTGGTGTTTGACATGGCCGATTACGTATCTCAAATTGCTGATAAACTGAATAAAAAGCCAATTAAGGTTTTGTGGTGTAATGTCTTTGAATATGAACTAAATTCAAAAGCACTACATGTGAATAGGGGAGTACCGCTATCTACGTTGCGTCGTAAAGAATATCCTAAGAAATTTCTAAACCTTAATCGACGTTGGCGACTACATCGTCCTTTTCTAACAGCATTACTATATAAAAAGAAATTGCTGGATAACGGATATGTAAGTTTTGGACCGTGCGATGCAGAAGATAACTGGGATAAAAGGTGGCAAGAACTAACACATTATTATCAAAATGATCAAGAAACTATGTCATTATTAAAAGAATGTGAAGGTGTTAAAACATTGCCTCCTTTGTATCTTGATACTGACGAATTGTTTATTAATCGTGCTGACTTAACAAAAACCACTGACCAGTATTATCTAAACAGCTACTTCAGTGTGGTTTCTGAAACAACATTCCATACACGGCGTTGGTATCCAAAAGTTAGATTTCTAAGTGAAAAAATATACAAAGCAATTACCTGTAGCCACCCTTTTGTTTTAGTATCGGTTCCGCATAGTTTAGACGCAGTAAGATCTTTAGGGTACAGAACATTTAGTGGAATCATTGACGAAAGTTACGATCTCGAACTCGATGACGGGAAACGTATGATAATGATTGCCAACGAAATAGAGCGTCTTTGTAATTTAACAACCGATGAGCTATGTGTATTTTTAGAAGAGGCAGTAAAGATATGCCGATATAATCACACAATGCTTATTACAAAGAATTCTTTTTCTCAACCGGTGAATTATGTCTAAAGATATTAGCCTAGTCGAACTAGCCAACGACAAACATTTAACCACGTTAAATGCTATTGCTCAATATGCTAAACCTACTCAGCAAAAGAATCTCACAGATGTAGAAATACATCACGCTGTAAGAAATACCAAGTTGATGTTGGTAATATGTCCGCAGTGGGCCGCAGAGTTCCCGCCATTTAATCTATGTAGGCTATCGGCAGTTGCTAAAGAAGCAGGCTACGAAAGTAAGATAATTGATATCAATATCAAAGCATATCAATACTATAAAAAACACATTGAAGCAAATAATCTGCTGAATTATAAACTTTGGGATCCTACAACAATCTGGCGATGGAATGGAGACAACTATAAAGTTATACATCCTTTAATTGAACCAGTGTTATTAGAATCTCTAGAAGTAATAGTTGAGTATGCTCCTACCATTGTAGGGTTCAGTATCTACCAAATGAATGAAGAGCCGACCAAATGGATGATACAAAAGTTGAGAGAACGGCTACCAGATGTAAAAATTGCTGTAGGTGGTCCTAATGTACAGAAAGGTTATTTTGTTACAGAACCCTATTATGACTACGTTGTTAGCGGAGAAGGCGAAGAAGCTATTCTAAAGATATTGGAAGAAATAGAAAACAATATCGATCACGTTGATTTACAACGACTTACTCAACCTTTAGATCAACGACTCAATCTAAACAACTTCCCTATGCCCGACTATGCTGGTATTGACTTTAACGAATACAAGATACCTAACGGAGTTACAACAGAACTAAGTAGAGGGTGTATTGCCAAATGTACGTTCTGCGAAGAAACACACTTTTGGAAGTATCGTCAACGCATGGCAATGAGTATCTTATCAGAAGTAGAGTACTTGTATAACAATAAAGGAACTACAGTATTTTGGTTTATCGATAGTCTTGTAAACGGTAATCTAAAAGAGCTTCGAGCATTTGCTAAAGGTATCATTGAAAAGGGTTTTAAAATCAAATGGACCGGTTATGCTCGTTGTGATGGCCGCATGGATTTAGAATACCTTAAAGATCTAGCAGACTCTGGATGTATGATGTTGAACTACGGGTGCGAATCAGGCAGTCAAAATGTATTGGATGCCATGGCCAAAGGTGTTACTATTGCTGAAATGGAACAGAACTTTCGCGATGGCAAGGCAGTAGGAATTGAAGCCGCAACTAATTGGATTGTTGGGTTCCCTACAGAGTCAGGCCAGGACTATGCCGATACAATGACATTCCTTTGGCGTAATAGAAACATGAGCATAAACAACATGTCTACTGGCATTGGCTTTGGGCAAGGTCCAGAAACAATTACAGGACAAAATCCAGACAAGTTTAACCTATCATATCACAAATATCTTGGGCACTGGATAACCAAAGACTTTAGAATGGGTGGATCTCATGTTCTAATTCGTGTAAAGTGTATTAGTATGTTTTTAGATCAAATGATTACAGAAAAAAAGATAAGTTATCCTGTACGACCTAATCTTAAACATAGTCATTACAAAATACAATTTAACAATATAAGATATCAAAAAGAAATTACCTACGAAGACTTTGATTATAATATAATTAAAACAGACATTAATCCTTATGCCGATTCGCTGGTTAATGAAATCTGGCCATTTCTGCGTATGTTATGGAAAACTCGCGGTGGATATACTGCTAATATTAAATTCAGTCCCGACCTAGATACAACGGAGTTTGGTGACCAATATGGTACTGGAAAGTTTACAGCCGATTATAATTTTACTATAACAGATGAAGGTACATGGACAGCGGACTTTAACTTTGATTTTAAACAACACGTAGAACCGGATCCATATAGAACAGAAGACCGCTGGGGAGCATTCTTTGCCCAAGACTTTTCTAGAATGACCAGCAATCCTGCGTTGCGAGCAAGACAGCTTGGCAAACCAAGTTGGGGAATGGATGGACGTAGCAATGAAGAATTTAGAGATCTAATCGATGAAGAACGACAATTGAATAAAACAATTGATTGGTCATTTAACTATGAGTGGCAAGATATCGGCGATTGGAGTAATTTATTGCAGTACGAAGTCTCTGTACCTGACCGAGCTATAGACATACAGCCTATTAAATTTATGAAGAAAGTAAAAGAATGACTACTCCTATAAACTATGATAGATATTTTATTTTTGGGTGTAGTTGGACCAAATACTATTGGCCTACTTGGGCTGATATAATTGCCCTGGCTACTGATCGACCAGTACATAATTTAGGTAGACCTGGGATAGGCAATATGGGAATCCTATGCCGTCTTGCAGAATTTGATGCACAGTATAAATTCACCGATCGAGATGCTATTATAGTACAATGGAGTAGTTGGACTCGAGAAGATAGATATAAGGACCATTGGAGATTCCACGGTAATATATTCAACAATCCATTTTATGATAAAACCTTTGTTAGAAAATACTGGAGTTGGGAAAACGACATTATAAAAAATTCTACAGCTATATTAACTGCTAATAGAGCTTATAACATTCCCTATCAATTTAATATGTTTCCCTATCTTGAAATGGAATCCGGTATCCCACATTATCTAGGTTTTTTGAATAGTCCATATGAGGGTGAATATACATATCCTATTGCTGAATATTGGGTGCCGCACTTACCTCAATTAGATTGCTGGCCAATGAAATCAAATACTCAGTTTAATGATAATTGTAGTGATGGCCACCCAGATATTGCTTCACACCTAGCTTTTTTCGATAACTACATCAGTGATAAATTTAATTTAGACCTCGGTGATAATAGAGATATGTTACATAAGATGCAACAAGATATATCTAATAAAGTAAACAAAAATATGGATTATCAAAAAACACAAATAACTATTGTAGACATAATCAAGAAATATATTCCCAGTTGGGATTTTAACTTAAAAGGAATACCATGAAAGTCGCAATGATCGGATTAGGTAAACTAGGATTGCCTTGTGCAGAAGTAATGGCAGACCATTACAATGTATCAGGTTATGATATAGCCTTAGTAGAACCTACAGTGTCAGTAGCCATTAAGAAAACTGTTAAAGATGCAGTAGAAGATGCTGATATTATATTTGTAGCAGTGCCAACTCCCCATGATCCTGCCTACGGTGGCAGTACTCCCATTGCTGATATGCCTCCTAAAGATTTCGATTACAGTACAGTACAGAAAGTATTGACAGAAATTAATAGACATGTATATCAAAATCAGTTAGTTGTTTTGATTAGTACAGTATTGCCTGGCACAGTTCGCGAGCACCTAGTTAAGTGTATTACCAATGCTCGCTTTATATACAATCCGTATCTTATTGCCATGGGTTCTGTTAAATGGGACATGGTCAATCCAGAATGTCTTATCATTGGTACAGAGGACGGAACACGCACAGGCGATGCACAACTGTTAATAGACTTTTATAAACCTATCATGCAGAATGCTCCACAGATCAATGTAGGTACATGGGACGAAGCAGAAGCTATCAAAGTATTTTACAACACATTCATTAGTGCTAAGATTGGTCTAGTTAATATGATACAGGATGTTGCAGAAGTTAACGGCAATATCAATGTTGATGTAGTAACAGACGCCCTCAAGGCAGCAACACAGCGTATTACAGGACCTAAGTATCTAACAGCAGGGTTAGGTGACGCAGGTGCTTGCCATCCTCGCGATAATATTGCTCTACGATTCCTTGCAGAAAAACTAGACTTAGGCTATGACTTGTTCCACGCTATCATGCACAGTAGAGACAAGCAAGCAGAACGTATGGCACAGCGACTAATAGACCTACACAATGAAACAGGATTGCCTGTAGTGATACATGGCAGAGCATACAAGCCATACGTACCTTACACTATTGGCAGCTACTCAGAGTTAGTAGGACATTTTGTAGAAGCAAGTAATGTTCCGTTAACCTATGTTGATCCTCTTACTGATGATATGCACTACAATGGGCTACCTTCAATCTTCTTAATGGCACATAACGCAAAAGTAACATATTCTGGAACAGGGGTTGAACTACAACCAGATAGTTTATATTGTGATATACCAAAAGGTAGCGTTGTTGTTGACCCCTGGAGACAGTTTCCAAGCATTGATGGGCTACGTGTAATACATTACGGCAACCCTAGATTTTCTTAATAAATAAACATATTATGCTTACTTTAAAATACCTCATGAATTCAGAACGGTTGGCGTTAACCCCCGCTATAGACGAATATATCTTTACTAAAGATACTCAAACATTATATTACGGAGACGGAGTTACTCCGGGCGGAAGAAGCGTATTAAAAGACGAACTTTCTACGTTCTTTTCTACGTCTACTGTTAACGCTAGTTGTATAAACTTTAGTTATGATACAGATTCTCAAAAAATTCGATTAGATGTTAATACATCAAAAATTGATGAGTTAATTACTCAACTGTTTAATAGGTTGGCTATTGAGCTATCTAATAAGTTATCTAATGAATTGTTTGATGGAGTTCCTGAAGTAGTAGAGCAAAGAATACAAGATCTAAAACCAATTCTTGAACGGAATTTTAGTAATTTATTAGATCAAAAACTAGATGAATCGCTTGTTGATGTTTACGGTAGGATGGCTGATCTTAAAACAAGGATGGACGCTGGAATTTTTAATAAAGAAATTAGAATTAATGCAAACGCTACGGATAACTCATCAATAACTCTAAATTCTCTCACTGACGGATCTACCGATGCAGTTCGTCGTTTACTTTTTCAGTCATCAAGAGGAACTCTAACTAACAGAGAAACAACTCAACCTGGTGATTACCTGGGCGGAATGATATTTCTTGGATATACTGGAGAAGATTTTAAACCTGCCGGCGGTTTAGCAGTTAGATGGGATGTTGATGCAGATATAACAAATCTACATCCGAATGGCTTATTAGAATTAATAGTATTCAACGAATCACAGATACCTAAAATTCTTTCATTTGACGGGAACGGAGTATTAACTGCTCCAGTTGTTCAAACAGGAATATATAACAGTGCCCAAGTTCCTAACGGTAGTAAAGGTATGATTATTTTCAATAATACTACTGGAAAATTTCAAGGTCATAATGGTACTGGTTGGGTCGACCTAAGTTAATACCGACTGAATAATAAAAGAGAATTGTAATGTTTACACTTGCTGGTAACCCATTTTTACCATTAGACAAACATATTAACATTGATACCTTTTTAACTTTTAAATCTAAAATTGCATATCTTTATGCATCCAATACTGAAAAATCTATTTCTTCTTGGGTAGCCGGGGGGTATGATACCTCAGCTGATTGGGGAAAATTTAGTGGAAATAAAAAATCTTTGTACCATGTGTATCACGAAGATATACCAACCGCATCTACTGAAATTCAAGAGCACGTTGCAAAATTAGAATCTAATTCACCTTACGACAAAGGTAATAATTTAGCAACTTATATGGCATTAATGTTTGGAACTACTCCTATAACTGTATTGCATCTAACTACAGGTGATCATAATAAAATGCAGTGGTTAGATTTTGTTACAGATGAATTTGCAGATTTTAAAAAATGGGTGAGTAAATTACCATTTCTTAATGTGACTAATGTTGATATTTTTTACAAACCAGCAGATGTTGCGCCAAGTATACATAGAGATTATAATCTATTCCCATATACAGAAGGAACACAACCACTTCCAGAAGTTTTAAATAGAAATCTATTATTAATTAGATGGAATTTAGGCGACGGATTTTGTATGTATGATGTTGATCAAAATAATAATGTAATTGCAGAATATGATACTGCAGGCTGCTACTCATTAACATTTGATGATAGAAACTACCACGGAAAATTAAACGATCACTTACCGGTTTGGTTTTATGTAAAAGTTGAAGGAGAATTTACTCCAGAATTTAAAAAAATATTAAATCTAGAGTAAGTTATTTCACTTAACATCGGTCGGCAAATTGTATTTGCATACTCCAATTTGTTCGCCATATAGTTTAGCAAATCCTGGTGCAGTATCTTCACTTTCTTTAGTCCAGGGAATTCCTTGTGGCAATCCGCATACTGATCTTTTCAAATCTAATAACAGAATTAATCTAGGCTTATCTGTAAAGTTCCATACGCTGTGAACTTTTTGATTATCAAAACAAAATAGATCAGACCAATCAACTTCTTCGCCATATATCTCCATACCGATATCGCCGTCTGGCACTACTAAAGGAATATGTATTCTAATATTTTTAGCGTGGCGATTTTCATCTCCGGTGTGTCTAGCAATCACCGCACCAGGCATTAATGCCGCATATCCGCAGACAATGCAATCTTTACCCCATTTCATTAAGATGTTATCATGCACCGTTGGGTATTTTTCTTTGGCTGCTCGTAATTGGGCGGCAGCCATCTCAGCTCTCATTCCCGCTTTGTCTTCTTTATCGTTAACATTATCATATTGAATTATAGAAATCTTCCACCCATCTTTGGTATAGTGATCCCCAGCCCAATCATCTAAATTACTATATTCTGGATGTGCGTTAAAAAAGTCTTCTCGTAGATCGTCACGTAAACTCATTAGATAATCATAATGTAGTAGTTCTTTACCTCGATAAATGTTTTTGACTTCCATATTATTCCTTTAAAATGTAATCTTGGTATTTATGAGTGTGTAAATACGGTATGAGAGAAATTAGGATACAAGGAACGTGGAGTAATGCTACTGTTACAATAACCGCTGGCGGAATAGTATGTGATAATATACTAATAAATGACTGTATTTTTTCGTTTACTTCTCCAAGTAAATTCCATGGAAGTGTGCCAATTAGTATAAAAGTTATCGCAGGACAAGTTGCATTAGGAAAGGTATTGGTTAGGTACCCTACTAATGTAGGAACAATTACCTTTCCTATACCAATGAACTCTATAGGCAAAATACATTCAAACTATTGTGTTGAACAACTATCTAATATTGTGATTAATGCAGGAGAAACATTTGAGTATGATCATTTAATTGTTAACGGCCCAAATTATTGGATCACTGATATGCAAGGTGACATATACTTTGAAGATATAACAGAAGTAAACATTACTCCTATATTCGAATATGCTCCACACACAGCAACTCACAGAAATAATATAGCATTTACAGAATTAGAAAGGTTACTTATTTCCAAAGCTCAGTAGATCCACTCCATAGATGGTATGGTTGTTGTTCAAATCTAACACTCAACATAACTCTATAAGTATCTTTATCGTTATCTACATCGTGTGGCATATCTACTCTAAGTAGGTATGGCTCTATAATTTCAACTCTATCAAACACGTTGGGTCTTGGTTCCTTTGTATATGCTCTATACTTATTTCCTCTGTCTTCAATAAATTCTAAATCTGAAGTAGGAATAGCATAATAATTTTGATATGTTCCTTCACAATTAGTAATAGGTATGTTAATAGCAAGGAATCGAAGTTTATCTTCACTATCCCCGTCTACATGTATCGGTGCACGTACTTTAGGTGACCTTACAAATACTGCAACCATATTTGGAGTTAAGTTGTGTTTAACGAAAAAGTCATTTAATAATGGTACGGCATCTAATATTTCATCCTTTGAAACACTAGATAGTATTTCTTTTTCAAGACCATTAAATTGTTTGTTTAAAAAAGACAGTAGTTGTTTCTGTATAATTTCAAAGTTGTCAATTTTAATTTTTTGATAAAGTATCATACCAATATTTATAAATCTGTAGTTAGGGGTTAATAAATATTGGTATGAAAATTACAAAGATACCAGGACTAGGAAGATTCGGCATATTCATTGACGATGTAGATTTTATCAATATTACTAATGATGAATGGCTAGAGATCGGAAATCTCCACATGCAGAATTTAGTTACTATCATACGTGACTGCAAATTGACTTGGGATAAACAAACCGAGTTCTGTATGAAGTGGGGCGACACTCGTTATGGTATACGCTATCTAATGCTTAAAAAATATCCGGGAATGACATGGACGCAAGTGGTTAATCTAGCATTAAACGATGATCCTATCATAGATGAAATAGATCGAATACGACTTACAAATATAGCACGTATGCAAGAAGTTAGTCCTGAAGGTCGTCATGTTATGCGAGTAACTGGTAAACGAGATTCTAGTGGCAATCCTTTAGGTATGTTTGCTGAAGGCGAGTTGTTGTGGCATAGCAATGAAAGCGGCACCTTAACATTTACTCCTGGAGTAGCATTATTGGGTGCTGAGAATATGATCGGGTCGAGTACTGGTTTTTTGACTACTCCAGACTATTATGAGAATGTCAGCAACGCATTCCGTTCAGAGCTAGACGAAATGATTCTTATCCATAGATTTACACCTGGCCGAATTAATCCTGGATTACGAGTAGAGCAGGATGAGGTCATGCATGCTAATATGTGTCCAACAGATGATGTTGAGATTCCTATGGTCATGCGCAGTCCTGGAGGAATTGTAGGATTACATTATAGTGCTAATACTATCTATAGTATCAAAGGTATGACTAAAGAAGAAAGTGATGCAGTCTTTAAGAAAATTAACAAAGAACTATTTGTAGACAAATACATATACGATCATTGGTATCAATCAAATAATGATTTCTGCTTGTTTGATAATTCAATTACCTTACATCGTAGACTGGGCGATATTAAAGATCGGTTATGCTATCGTATTCAACACGATTACAGTAATTTACAGACAGGGTTCTGGCAACCATACCTACACAACTCTACAGCAAAACAATATGAAGAAGAAATTGCCTACTACGTAAATCTAGCCGGCATTAAGGATTTTAAACTACCATCGCCTGTAGCTGTTTAGTTGATCATAGAATACACTAGGAAAAAACTGCCATGCGGTCTGCATAGTTCCTCTATAGTCTAACTCTTTAATACGTTTCATAACGCCTTGTGTTTCCATTGCTGGACCAAATATCTTATGAACTAATCGCTGAGTTCCTACTGATCTATTGTTTGAAGTAATATACAATTTAGCATCTGGCGGGCACCAATCAATACACGCAGGAATTAAAAATTGTGCTGTAGGGTTTTGATGTTTGGTAATCACACTTACTGTTCTTAATGCTGAGCCATATGCTCCGGGTAATAAATCTGTAAACACACAAGTACGTGCGGCAATTCTAAAGGAATTTCCTCCCATTTCTGGAAATGAATGTGCCGCAACACTTCCTACTGCTTGATCATTATAATATAATATCCAGACTTGCTTTAATTGCTCATTACAAAAACAATCTACCATAGCCTTTTGACTGTTATTATTGTTAAAGCCTCGTTGATCTGCTTCCTTATAGAATTCAGATAAGTCTAACTCGGGAGTCCACGGAATTACTTTAAACATTATGTCTCTGACCAATAGCTGTTTGTTTGTTCTATTGTAGAACTAATTAGTTTTCTACCTTGCATAATTTATCTTACTGGCTCTAATATCAGTGATACATTCGCAAGATAATCGATTACAGGTCATGGGAATCAATAATTCCTCAGGTGTTATATCAAGTAAACTGTCATATCTTTTGATTCCACAATTAGCCCACACAGCAGAACCGTTTGCGTTGATTGCAACTGTTTCGTTGCCAGCCATGCATTGCCAATTATAAAATTGATTAAGATTTTCTTTAACAAACATGTATCCGTCTAATTCTTCAATGTCTCCATTGTCAAATATCACATCTGATTCTGTAGTTATTAACCAGCTATGCGTTGGCTTTAGTATTTCCCAATGTGCGAGAGTTAACTGCATTCTACTTGCCGTTGTTTTGAGCCAGGTAGTTTGTTCGGGAGTATACATCGATTCAAAGTTTGCGCCTGCCCAATTGCTGATAGTCTGAAGAGGGATTACTTTTATGTTGTTTAATGTTTCTGTTTGCCTCCACCAGTCAATAGCAACATCCCAATGCCTAGGATCCATCATAATATATACAACAACAAAACTATGATCGGTAAGAACACGAATCTTTTCTAAATCAAACTTGTGCTGACTAGGGTGTAGTGTAACGTTCCAAACATCGGCAAGTCCAGCAACCTCACTATAAAATCGTGCGGTTCGAACAGAATTTGTATCAACGATAGTTTTAATCTTTAAGTTTCTAGCCAATGTTAGCACATCTATAAATTGTGGATGTGTTGTGCATTCGCCTCCTGTTACAGTTAACAGGATTTGTCGATTGCTAAACCTAGTAAAAAATATTTTTAAGTTATCTAAATTAAAGTCTAAGTTAGTACCTGTATGTAAAAACTCTGGACAATAACTGCATGCGTAAGGACATGCTGTAGTTAACTGTAGAGTTACCTGTAGATTATTTGTATTCTGCCGCTTAATTGAAATGATTTTTCTAGTCATTGTCTTCTAAAAATCTTATTAATGATTCTATTCCTATTGGATTTCCATCTTTCATAGCAAGATGAATACTGTCAGTTGTCTCTAGATCAAAATTGGCACATATCTTATTGTATCGATTTTTATGTGTCAACCAAAGATGGTCAGGCTGAACTGAGTTTAAAAAATAGATCCCCGTTGTAACTGCCTGCGTTGGAATTTGTGTATAATCATTCATTACGGTGATCGCGTCTTCAATTGTTTCTTTAGTCCATCGAACTCCTATACGATTCCACCCGCTAAGACCATATCCCTTACTCATGCTGATAGCAAAACTGCTGATAGCAGGATGATTAAAATCTACAAAAATATTGCGGCAGGCAGTAATCCATGCTCCGTCTATGTGGACAGGAATGTTCAATTCTAAACACTGATCTAATATCTCATTCATTTGTAAATGCGTAGTTCCATAAAAGAATGGCTGACTTATAATCAGCGGAACTCTTGGTTTTAGATTTTTGATAGTTACAGGATTCAGCGTTGGATTTAATCGTTGATGATAGGTATACTCTCTTTCCAGCACTTGTATTCCGGTCGGTCCATATCTCATATATAGAGAATCAATATACTGAGTGCATCCTAGGCAAATATCTGCTCTAACCGCAGAGTTAAGATTAAGAATTGTGTTTAATGAAGATGCTTCGATCGCAGTTTGAAACAATCTTTTGAACTGAAAAAACAAATCATCTATGTATTCATCGTCTACATTCATAATCTTAGACGATATATCTAAACAAGATTGTCGTCCCTTGTTGGTAATAATAATGAGATCTTGAAGCTTACGGTCTATGAGAGGGAACACTCTATCAAATTTTAGATAGTATGCGCTGTACTCAAGAGGAAGGGCTAGAAGTTGTTTCATAAGTAAATAGATAAAGTATTTAATACATTATAACGCCATGTTCAACTTTTCTCAACTACGCTCTATTCATTTAGAAATTACTAATAATTGTCAGGCTGCCTGTCCAATGTGCAGTCGTAATATACACGGCGGCTTAGAAAATCCCTTGTTGAAGATTAACAATTGGTCTTTAGAACATTTTAAACAGGTAATGACTGTTGAGGTGTTAGAACAAATCGATAGTTACTATTTTTGTGGAAATTTTGGGGACCCATTATTAAACAATGAATTGATAGATATGATTGAATATAGCGTTGCTACTAATTCAACCACTAGTATAAGAATACACACAAACGGCAGTCTTCGATCAACAAGTTGGTGGCGACATCTCGCGAGAGCATTACCGCAGGATCATCTAGTAACATTTGCTATAGATGGTCTAGAAGATACTAATCACCTGTATAGAATAGGCACGGATTATAATAAGATTGTAGAAAATGCTAAAGCGTTTATTTCTGAAGGTGGTCGAGCCGAATGGGCATACATTAGATTCAAACATAATCAGCATCAAGTTGATCTTGCTAAAGAAATTGCTAAAGATGTTGGCTTTCTAAGTTTTTCAGTTAAGGATAGTAGTCGATTTTTATTAGACTTAAAATTTCCAGTATATAACAAAGAAGGAAATACAACTTATCATTTGGAGCCCAGCGAATATAGTGAGATAAAATTTATTGATCGAAATGCTATTAATAACTATCGGTCAATCGTAGCAACTAGCGATATCAACTGTCAGGCCATATTACAAAAAGAAATATACATTGATGCGTTTGGAAGATTATTTCCGTGTTGCTATATTGCAATGATTCCGTATATTCCATTAGATACTGATCCAGTAATTACCAATATTAGAGTAGAAATATTAAATGAATATAGGGCACTTCTAAAAGATTTAGGACAAATTGATACGAACGTTGCAAGCATTAAGTCTATCATAAATTCCAATGAATACCAAACAGTATGGAAGCAATATTGGGACGAAAAGAAATTAATTACCTGCACTCGAACGTGCGGAGTTAATCCACAGTTTTCAACACCTGCTGAACAATTTGTTGTTACAAAACAGTTAAAATAAAATCTCTAGACAGCACATTTTTTAAGTTGTCTATGTGAGTTTCTTCTACGGTAAATGTTGCTTTTAGATCTTCCCCATTGAAGTTATCGATAATACCTTGTTTATATGCGTAATTAAGCCAAGGACTAACGACATCATCAAATATAAATCTACGATCTGCAACTTCTTCCTTTAGTGTGATTATAACGTTTTTTGGATTAGTAATACTAGGAGTTGAAAGAAGTTTGCGCACGACCAACTGCACTCTCTCTGTGCTACCAAAGTTTGCGGCAGTGTGTCTAATTCCGGCATTCATCTCATACCATTTTCCATTCGGAATAGTCGGATGTAATACTTGCAATTCTAAATCAATAAGATATGAATGATTACCTTGTATGGTTAAATGCCAGCGATCATCAATATCGGCATGGCTTGGATATGCTTCGCCTGGCTCTAATTTGATTAGGCGAGCTTCCCCTTTAAAATCACTAAGGCTATCTAGGATTTGTTCCCAAACTGTGTTTTTAAACTCTGACTTAATTACCCACGGATCATTGAAGAATCGGCCAGTGGGCGTATTTAACGCCAGGCGCGAATCTACATTTGGTAATTTCTCTTGTGCTTCTTGCAAAAGTTTGTCAGATATAGTATAATTTGTAAGTATTAGCATAGAAATATTTATATACTAGCATAACTCTCGTAAATAGCTTGTGACTCGACAAAGAATAGCCCCTACATACAATGACCAATATCTTGAGATAGATAGGCCACAACCGCTTGCTGATCGTAAGATAGAGCAGTTGCAACAAGATGTCCTTGACGGGAAGTTAGATAAAGATATTAGTAATACAGTATATGATAACTTTAAATCTGAATTTAATCAATACATCGCAGGCTCATCTCTTAATAACTTAAAAGGCCTTGAGAAGTTTTTACGTGTAGATGTTATCAACGGATGTACACAATTTATTGATACAATTTACATGGGTGGCCGGCCGCAAACACTTAGCGGGGACTATCGATATCATGCTAGATTGGGTAATCAATGGAGTTATCCAAAAATACTTAAGGAAAGTGTTCCATTAATTATTGCTCTTCCTTTTCCTAGCATAGGTGATATACATGAAGAAATGGAGGAAATATTAGATGAAGCCTTTGAAAAAAACATATCTGTTCACATAGACGGGGCTTGGGTCACTTGTTCTCGAGATATTGACTTTGATTTTTCTCATCCAGCAATTAAAAGTGTAGGTATTAGCCTAAGTAAGGGACTAGGGCTTGGGTGGAATAGGGTAGGGCTACGATGGACTCGAGAAACAAATGTGGATGCCGTTACAATACAAAATGATTTTAATATGAATCTACGTGCACCTGTTATGATTGGTTTACATTTTATACGTAATTTACCTATAGATTACTTATGGCATACGCACGGAGAACGGTATTATAAAGTATGTAAGGATTTTAATCTTACTCCAACCCGTAGCATTTATCTGGCATTAAAGGACGGTCATCCTGTAGGTGTTAGTCCGTTAATAAGATATCTAGAAGAAAATGAATCAATATAATATTGACGGAGTTACTGTTCCTTTTGACCCTAACTGGTCGTCTGTTGGTATTAGCATCAGTGGAGGAGCAGACTCTGCTCTATTGGCATTTTTAATTTGTAACTTAAATAGAAATAACCACACAACTATTCATATTATCAATCATATTCGCATGTGGAAGACACGTCCTTGGCAACAACACGATGCTGAACAAGTGTATAAATGGTTGACTCACAAGTTCTACAAAACACAGTTCGTAAGGCATACTAATTTTATAGCACCAGAACTAGAGTATGGCAGCATTGGACCTAGTCTCACCGATGAATACGGCAAACAGGTAAGCGGAGACAATATACAACAACGTGCATATGCCGAGTTTATTTGTCATAAACATGACATACCTGCATATTATAACGCAGTTACACGCAATCCCCCCATTGAATTAGGAGGAATGAAAGAGAGAGATGTAAAGCGCACAGAAGAAAATGTTCATTTAGAAATAATGCAACACATGGATAAGTGGGCTCTACATCCTTTTAGATTTATAGACAAGAAATGGATACTTGAACAATATAGACGGTCGGATCTCATGGAGTTGTTTAATTTAACTCGAAGTTGTGAAGGAGAATTTAGCGATATTAATTATCAATCATATACTTCAGGACAGCATGTTCCTATATGTGGTGAATGTTTTTGGTGTAAAGAACGAGAGTGGGCAATTGAACAATCAAAGTAACACGTTTTGTATGCATCCCTTTACAGGATTAGCAACTAGAGAAGACGGGGCCATTTGTGCTTGTTGTCGTAGCCACCCTGTTGGTTTTATAGACAAGCAGTCGCTCGAAGAAATATGGAATAACGATACCATGAAGCGTATTCGCAAGAGTGTGCTCAACAATGAGCGTCCTCTAGAATGCGAGCCTTGCTTCAAATTAGAGGATCAGGGTGTAGAAAGTCTACGCCAACGACATATTGCAAATAGAATACCTGAGAGTCGTATAAACTTATATCCTAACGCATTAGATAGTCTACAAGATGATTACTCTATGCCTTTTAAGATTCCTACTATGGAACTTAAACTAAACAACCTATGTAATCTTGCTTGTCGCATGTGTCATCCTATGGATAGTACCAGCTGGACTGATTGGAGTGAAATTAAAGATTTCTACAAGAAAGAAGGCAATATCATGTATGCTATTGTAGAAGAACACAATTTAGAGCGTAAACCACATCTTGATAAATTTCAGGACAATCCAGAATGGTGGGCAAGTTTAGAAAAGTTAGTACCGCACTTTAGACGGGTAGAGTTTGCAGGTGGAGAACCCCTAATGGACCCGCAACATTATCGTATATTAGATATGTTAGCAGAATACGGTAGTCAGATAGAAATTAAGTATGCTACCAATTTAAGTATATTAGGCAAAGGACACCATAGAACTGTTTGGGAGTATTGGCCCAGATTTAAAAGTGTTGCAGTTAATGTGAGTATTGATGGTATTGGCGATAGTTATGAATATATTCGTGGCAATGCACATTGGACCACGTTAGTATCTAATATTGATCGTATAAAAACTATTCCAAACATTAATCGAATTGTTGGTGCATGTACAGTACAGGTTAGCAATGTGTTGATATTAGACAAGATGATTGAACTCTTTTTAGACAAATTAGAAATTATATTCCATACACATCGAGTAGCGTATCCTAAATTACTGTCGGTACAGGTATTGCCTGCGCCATTAAAAGAGTTAGCTATTATGCGATTAGAAGCAGTTAAAGATCGCGTAGCTAATTTTAAATTAGTTAAAAAATATCCTGAGCTACTAAACTATACCCTTGGACAAATACAAGATAACATTAACTTTATACAAGCGATTGATCAAAACAATCTATGGGCAGACTGTGTAGAGTTTAATCGCAGATTAGATGTTAGCAGAAATCAAAGTTTTACTGATATTACTCCAGAGTTTAAACCGTATGTATAAAGTAACAAGTCGCTGGCCACATCAAAACTCTATTAAAGTAGAGTGGAACCTTGGCAAACGCTGTAACTACGACTGCTCCTATTGCCCAAGTAGCATACACGACAACACAAGCGAGCCTATAGATATAAAGATACTTAAAGCCACAGTAGACAAACTAATAACCTTAGGTAAGCCTATCCGTTTAAGTTTTACAGGTGGTGAACCCACAGTACATCCAAACTTTGAAGAGCTTGTAAACTATTGCAAGCATGTAGGCGTTAGTTGGGTAAGCGTTACGACTAATGGCACACGAAAACCTGAGTGGTACATCAACCAACGTGCTGACTATTGGGTATTCAGCCTACACTTTGAATACGATTGGAATCGCATAGCTAATACTATTTCCTCAGTTAGTTCATTAAAACAAAAACAAAACATGATGGTAAACATTATGGCACATCATGATAAGATGGACGAAGTTAAAGATGTTGCAGGATATTTTGATATGGTCAAAGTCCCTTATGCAATACGCAGAATACGCTGGACTGACGGTGACCACGATCTATTTGATGATATGCGGTATCATCCAGACGACTACAAATGGCTTGTTGAACAGGAAGCAACTGTAAAAGGTAACTGTATAATAGATAAAGGCGAGTTAGGTGAACAGATTATACATGCTAACGATATTATAAAACTACACCTAAACAAATACAAAGGTTGGACTTGTAACGCTGGCATTGAAAGCCTTATGATTAACTGGGACGGTGATGTATATCGTGCTACGTGTCGTGTAGGCGGCAGTTTAGGAAATATCTACGAAAATACATTTACTTTGCCGGTTGAACAGGTTACCTGCACAAGAGATTGGTGTACCTGTGCGGCAGATATTCCATTAACTAAAAGTGTAAAATCATGAAAAAAACAATTGGATTTTTTGGTGATAGTTTTTGTGCCAAAGAAACAAAATTCTGGAGCAACTACAAAACATATATTTCGATGTTATCACACCATTACAATGCTAAAATAGTTAATTTAGGTTGTGACGGCTCTTCAATTTCTGATACAATCATACATCAATTCATGCCGTTTTTTAAAAATAATACAGTCCCAGATATTTGTGTGTTTGTCTGGACAGACCCAGCAAGATTGTTTCACCGAACAATTAGAAATATAAATTATGCTTCAGTAAAAGAATGTTCATCAAAGAATCCGATATGGACGGCGGCTAAAAACTATTACGAACACCTGTATGACCATGAGTTTTCTGAATTTGAATATACAGCTCTATTATCCTACTTTGATAATACAGTTCTATCTTCGTTACCTAAAAATATTAAGATTATACATTTGTGGTCATTTGGAAATCCTACCGAGTGGAATGTAAAAGGCTTTAGCCCTGAAAATGTAAGTTATTATTATAATTGGAAAACCGGTGTTGAAATACGCCCACCTCTTATAACTGTTAGTCTTAGCACTTCAACTACTAGCACATTAGAAGATTTTAATAATGATTGGGGTCCAAACCATTTGTCTAGTAAAGAAAAAAACGAGACTGTGTTTAATTGGATTAAAACTGCAATAGATGAGCAATCTCAGGAAATACAGTCTTAAAGTCAGTTTGACGTTGTGTATCCATTGTATTAATATATTCTCTAAAGTCTGGCAACAAGTTAGTATGATCTTCAGCATCCATCCAATCTAATATGCTTTCCCAACGCTTCCACCCATACGGATTGTTTTTCCAAAATTCTAAGTCTTGGGTATGATTGTCCCATAGCCATCGTTGAAGTTCGGCGAATAATCTTCTTACTTCTAATTTATCTTTTTTAGGTAACACTCTTAAACTTAGCCAAGTTGGAATCCATAAGAGATGAACTCCGATAAGCCCGCCGCCCATTATTTGATCAGCGGCATTGTTATCCATATTGATCTTCTTAAAGTTCATGCCAACTTTCCATTTAATAAACTCTGGCACATGTTTGATGTTTAGTATTTGCACAGCCATAGCAATATTAGTTTGTATGTTGTCCGGAGCATTGTCTAATTTTATTAGATTAGCCTCTACCTGTTTCCACTCTAATGGATAGCGTATATATTCCCCTCGAGGCCCTATGCCATCTAAACTAACACCTACTTTTACTTTGTAGAATTGACTCCATATTTCAATAATTTCATCATTAACTAATACTCCGTTAGTATTGTATCTCAAACTAATCTGTCCAGCATAGCCGCGTTTAATAATTTCTAAAAGAAAAGTTTTATGTTCTTTAATTAACAGCGGCTCGCCCCCGGCAAAATACAGTTGTTTGATATTAGGAATCTGATCATATATTTCTTCCCAAAATGCTGGATTCTCATGCCATTTATTATTAAAACTGTCTGCTTCCCAGCCCATCTGTTTTTTGATTAACGAGCTCTTGAATATAGGGAATACTTTTTTATGTTCTGGAACCCACATACTACTATCATGTGGACTACACATAATACATTTTAGATTACAAGTGTGTCCCAACCGTAGATCTAAGTATTGTAATTTATAAGGAACACTTCCATCTTCCGCTGTTTGAGCAATTAACTCTGGAATATCAATGTTTTCTTTTTTATGCCAGGTACCTGTTTCCCAGATACGTTTACTAACAATACCTCTTTTTTCTTCTTTAAAGCATTTAACACAACTGGCAGGTACTTTACCCTCCAACATAGTCTTACGTACTGACTTCATATAGTCATTGTTAAATACCTGTGTAGGTAGATTGTGTGAAAAATTAGCAGGCTCACCGTCTTCCATCTTAACAAGGCCTACATCATATTCTCCACTGTCTGCACCAGACGCATTGGCAACACAGCATATACGCATGTCACCATTAGGGCGAGTCGCCAGATGTATCCAAGGCAGTACACAAAAACTAGGACTATTTGTTAAGTCTGTAATTTGTTTTTGCCAATCTCCCAATTGTGTGTCAATTGGTTGTAACCAGAATGTTTTATTAATCAAGAATATTCTCCGGAACCCACTCTATTACTTCATCTACGTTTTTTACAGCAGACCACGAAGTAGTCATTCCCATCATCATTTTAGAAGAATCATATTCCCAGGTCCAGTTGTTAATTTTTTTGCCCACACTACTCCAACTACTAATAATCTCGTTAAAATCTATACGAATTACCTTTCCAAACCCAAACTCATCTGCTCGATCTGCAATTAATCGTTGCCAGCTCTTATAATACCAATAAGAAGACAATACAGCATCTTTTTCAAATGTTAAGTTAGTAGCTGTATACGACTTTCCCGGATGCCATTCGTTTGTTGCATTAAGGGCATTAATACTTAATAACCAACTGCTTAGGTCGTTCCTAGATAAAACTATTAAACACCAATCTTTAGGGTTGATAGTTTTTAGTATATTTGGCATTTGGTATGGGTTGAAATTAGTAAATGCGGCATATTCGGCATTATTAAAGTCTTCCCATTCTTTGGAAGAATATTGCCCGCGATCTATTGCCGCAACGTTTTCACTTGTTTCTTTAAGGCTGTTTTTTATATAATTAAAAAGACTACTACTGGCAGTTCTACCCGGTGTGCTAATTAAAAATTTATTCATATTAGTAATTATCCATTAACGTATCACATAAATATTTTTATGAGTGTAATCTATCACGGCAATAAACAAAATTGGGTCAATCAAGAATATCTTAAGATGGTCTTAGAAGGACAAGGGGACCAACGCCCAAGGAATGACGAAGAAGACGAAGCATATAAAAAAGAACAATTTGAGAAATGGTATAGTTTAGGATACGATCTTAAAGGGGCCGGGTGGAGTATGCACTATTACCGAGACCTTGGAATGACATCAATGTTAGATATGGTTTTGCCTATAGATCTGCCTGGAACCATTGAGTGGTGGTTTGTAAAAATAAATCCCACAATGACCTTTCCTATGCACGTTGATGCATTTAAAACTGAAAGTAAGAACTTTAGACGTTTCTGGATTCCAATGCAAGATTATGTTTCGGGACATATTTTTATATATGAAGACGAAATGCTTACACAGTATAAAGCAGGTGATATATATGAATTTACTAATCCTTACGCATGGCACGGTGCTGGGAATATCAGTTATGAACCTAAAATTAGTTTTCAATTAGTATGCTACGATTTGTGACAAGCCAAGTTTTTTTCTAAAATCTTCTGTAAAAGGTCCGTCAACCCGTAGGCTATATGTTTGTTTATTTGTACGTCCGCCAGCATGCCAATCTTGATCGTTAAAGAATGTAGCATGACTTTCTGTTAAGATCTTTGTGTCAGTTTCTGGATCCCAAATATAAAAAGGTTTATCTAAACTTGTGCGTAGGTGTATAAATTCGTGTCTATGATCAAAGTAATCATGCTCATTGGGCAGTATTAAATCTCTATGTAAGGGCATTAAACAGTCATGTTCTGCTTTAAAGAATATAATACGACCCAGGTGTTCAAATACTGTGCCCACAAGACTTTCCAACCAAATCTTAAGTTCTGGGAATAGTGTCGCATCGGGAGTCCATGCTTTTTCATCAAAGCGACTTTCCCATCCACCGTCTTCAGTTTTAAGAAACACAAATTGATAAGGGTCGTATGCGCCCATGCTTAGTTTAAGAAACAGCATAAATTGATCTCTATTACTGTACTCACCAATCTCTCTGCCTAATACACGTAGATCATGATCCTCTGGTAATGCGTGATATTCTTCTAGTGCCTGAAACAAAGGTTTAATACCTTGTTCCATGCCTGCTTTGCATCCTCCCGGTTTAACCATATTACCTTCTTTCTTGTATTGGGCCAACACTAGTCCCTTACAAATTTTATAATGTAATTTTTTAAACCCTTCGAGGTCTATATAGGAATCTAAGTTTATGTATGGTTGAGAATTTATGCCACGTATCATATAAAGGATAATTAAAGTTATATATTACTTATCGCAATGACAGACCTCACCAAATGGAATTATTATTACAATTTAGAAGGGGACGAGCAAGTTCGAGCAAACTTGGTGTACACTCCCTATATAAGTCCAGATGGTAAAACATTCTGCATGAGTTTTAATAGAGATCCAGGATATCATACCAACTTAACAGAAAACTCCCAATGGAATACTGATTCACTAACAGGTCGCTTCTATAGAGAAATTGATTTCTGGAAACGGGCAAGCAATAGCATGCCTGTTTTAAAAATGAAAGATATAGACGAGGATAAAAGAACATTGTTCTTTGAATGGCACGGTGATGACTTTTATATGCAGGCTATTAAAGCTGGAGGATACGATCGGGTATTGCCTAACTGGCAAGAGCAATGGACTACTCTTATTAAAAAAATGTGGTCGGCTGATATAATAAAAATTAGTCTACATCCTAATAGCTGGACTGTTAAAGATGGAGAACTTATTCCATTTAACTGGTTCTATTCTTATGATATGAATGAAACTGCCGTCATCAGAGATATGCTTAAACAAATCAGTAGCAGTCGACAAGAAAAAATGAAGATAGAATTAGAAAAGGTTGGGTTAAACATAGATACTCCATATCCTATTAAAGATTTGCAAGTAGTTGCATTTAATAGTTTTAGATCTAATTACCCAAATGATCTAATAGATAATATTATTCAGGAGCATGTATGGGCGTAGCATTTTATTCCACCCCTATAAGAGAAATAGAAATAGAAAATAGCGGAATATGTAATGCTGCCTGCCCGCAATGTGTTAGAGAATTAATACCAAATGATCATTCATGGTTTAAGGAAAGTTACCTAACAGTCGATTTTTTTGATCGAATTCCTGCCCATGTATACAAAGATTTAGAATTAATAAGATTTGCTGGAACAATTGGAGACCCATGCGCCGCACCTAATTTTTTAGAAGTATGCACATCGGTAAGAAATAAAGGCACATTTAAAATTAATGTAAGCACCAATGGCGGAATGAAAGGGGCTGTCTGGTGGGCTAAATTAGCAAGAAATCTAGGACCAGACGACACGGTACAATTTGCAATTGACGGGTTAGAAGATACAAATCATATCTATCGTATAAACGTTAACTGGCGTAAAGTTATGGAAAACTGTTCTGCATTTATTCAGGCGGGCGGAACTGCTACTTGGCAATTTATTGTTTTTCAACACAATGAACATCAGATTGAAGAAGCAAGAGATCTAGCAAAAGAACTAGGGTTTAAACAATTTATAGTTAAACCTAGCCATAGATTTTTTCTTGACGAATTATTGGGAGTACAAAGATTTGGCGAGGGAGGCGTGTTAATACAGCCACCGGGTGAAGTTACTAAAATACATAAAGTAGTTATGCAACCAAAACCTTTAGATATCACTGAATGGTTTAAAAAATCAGAACATACTTGTGTATCCTGTTATGCACAAAAAGATCGTGCCGCATACATTGATTATCTAGGACATCTATGGCCGTGTTGTTATCTAGGTGCTGGGTTGTGGGTGAGACACAATAAAAAGTTTCCTGACGGGTGGGATGAACTATGGGAAACTTCTGGTGGCCCAAATGCTAATCTACATTTAAAAACTTGGGATAGTATTGTATCAGGAGATTTTTTTAATGGAATTAGTAATAGCTGGACTAAAGACTATTCTAATGGGCGATTAGGTACGTGTGCTGGTACTTGTTCTTCCTTTGATGGAAGATATAATGATCCAGCAGAATTTGATAATTTAAAAACTAGTCAGTTTTGACCCAATAATCATATAGCGTGTATATAAATCATTCTCAAGCTCGCCTTCCCATAATACATTTAACTGGCTTTGTTCTTTAAAATGTTCTAAACTATCTGCTGTACGAATATGTTCAGGGATATCATAATTGTTACTTTGTAGTACTATTAGACTATTATGTGGTAATCCGCTTAACCATAGGTCATAATCATCTTGTGTAATATGCTCGCAACTGGTATTAATAACAATATCAGCATCACTACGAATCTCACACATGTTAGCAGTGACAGCACAAAACTTGCCTGCAATCTCTTCTTGCTTGTTCATCATAGTAGCGGTTGCTTGACAGTCTGGATCAAGATCAACGCTACGAATATTCTTAATAGGAATACCGCTTTGAAATAGCATACTGGCCAGTGTACCTATCCAACCACCGTGGATATCTATGCTGACAGGAGTTAAGAATACATGCGGTCGCAGTTGTTCTATTAACCATTCCTTACTGCTAATCTGTCCTTTCCAGAAAGCATCCATTGTACGTATTGGATCTTTGCTTTCGCGGATGGCACACATCCAATAGTGTAGGTGAGTTGTATTAATATTCATAATTTTAACTTGTAGGCTATCTTTTGAGCAACAATATTTGCTGTAATATGTCCTGGATGCTGTAAATCACGACCGCCGTCGACTGAATGGATATATTCGCAGTCAAGACAATTAGCAGTATGCTCAAAGAATGACGCTTCGTAATATGGAATATCTTTCCATAGATTTCTATTAGTCATCTGAGAAAATAACGCATTTACTTGCGGGTTACAGTCATTTTTATTCCATTGAGCAAAGAAACTATCTTCGTTAGGTTCAAACACAGCATGTCGCACATAATCTTTACTATAAAATACACTACGATCAATTGAAGACCAGATATTTACAACTGCTTTAGGTGTAGGGTATCCTCGATTTAATATCAATGCATTATGCGTGGCAAACGTAACTGATGAAGCACATACTCCCATATTAATGACCGGCCTATCAAGAATCTTACTAAGTGTTGCACTAATAGTTTCATCGTCAGTGATTCCGACTCCAAATACTATCGAGCATCCAAATATAACAACTGCTTCGGCCCAATCAATTGAATCAAATTCGTCGGTCCTATATCCGTTTGAATTTAAGGTATATGTTATATCTTTAGTTCTATATCTCCAATCTAATGCCTGTTTTTTAAGGTTACGTTCAAATAATTCTTTACTATCTGTTGCCGCAAATTTATTTCCATCAAGATGACCAGATGGAAGAAATATATTTTTTTCAATTAGATCTAATATATTATCACAATGCTTATCCATTTTTAACCTTTGGGACCTTTGAATCAGCTGAACTTACACATCTAGGTGTAACACATATTTTTGGTTCTGCAAACAAATCAAATCCTTGTGTTAATGTTCCTAATGGGATATCGTGGCAACTATATCCACGCTTGACTTCGTCCCCTCTTATTATAACACTTTGATAGCCACTATTGCAAGTCCAGTCCTTGAACTGATTAAAACCAAAAGCATTAAATCGTTCTGCTTGATCAACATAGTAATTGGTATTACCATCTGTTAGTCTAACTTGATACAACGGTTCTCCTTCGACAGTTTGGGCAAACTCTGTACGCAAGGTAGAAACCTGCACATCAGTATAACCATCTACAATGCCCGATGCTGTTTCATTACTTTGAGGCTTTAGCGTTACATTAATGCCCTTGGCTTTAAATCTTTCACAACGAGCATACAACTCGTCAAACTGATCTGGCACCATAACCTGATTAACAGTTACGTGTACTCCTTCACGCATGAGTTGTAGACACTTGTCTCCAAACTCTTGTTCTCTGGCAAATTCTGCATGATAGCTTGCTGTTATACTTCTTCGTTGTAATAGTTCTGTAGCACCACACCAACCCTTCCACCATTTACTACCCGGCGATAGATTAGTAGTCATATGTATGCTTTGATATGTGCTATCTTGTTCGTCTAAATGTTTAATTAATTCTGGTAGTTGCTTGTATGCTGTAGGCTCACCACCAGAAAAACTCCAAGCAAACTTATTATATCCGTTTGCCCTTGCTTGATGTTTAATACTATCTATAGTTTTTTTATAAACTTCTAAACTCTGATAGTCTAGTTTATCGCTACGAGCATACGGCCAACAGTAAGAGCATTTATAGTTACAAAAGCGACCAAGTATCCAACTAATGTTGAACAGGTCAGTATCTAACATTGTTTGTTGTCCAAACTGTTTAATTTCGTGCCACGGGATATTCATACACATATTTAACTGCGTATATAATTTACCAAAAATTTCTATTAATAAATACCATATGCTCGATATTTTAAAATCTAAAATAAAATCTTGGTCTCACGCTAGACTTATTGAGCATGCTCAATATCTTCCTATAGCACCGCTGGGAGACCGAAATGTAGGGTTTTATGAAATTGACGAGTCGGGCCTATATGTTATTAAAAAATACAAGGTTATTGCATATAATAACGATAATACTATTGCAACGTTGATCGATTTAAAATCAGTGAATTCCACTGAGCACGACTTTAATACTATAACACAATTATACAAAAATGGGGTTAATATAGTTGAACCAATTGAAACTGCAATAGAAGATAATTTAGAATACACGCTATATAAATCTCTCAACGATCAAATAGGTATTCCGTTTACAGCTGAATATTTTATTAATAAAAAATTTGATGATGCTTACGTAGAACAATATATAATTGAAATAGCTACCCTTATTAAATCTTTATCAACACTACAATGCTTCTATCCAGATACGTTTGTCGGATTTGAAAATAGATTAAAGAATGATGTTGGATATTATTATTTTAACATTATAAACTTTAATTCAGCCAAGGCAGATTTTATCAACATACAATTAGAATATTTTCAATATGTTCTAAATAACCCTGTATTTGAATCTATAGATAAACTTCATTTATTAGAACAAGCGAGACAGCAATGGCGATAAATGATTTAGACTGCATAGTAACTCTATGGAAAGGTAATTATAAATTGGATCGATTTTGGACCAATTTACTCTGTCTACACGAAGAAGAAAAATTGAGATTAAATGACAACAATATCTATGACAAAGCTGTAATTAAGTGGGGGGATAAAACAATTACCTATACCGCTGGCAATCCAATACCTACGATACTACCTTAACACCATATTGTTTTTCAAACCTGTCTGCATCCTTGCGATCGTTGACCATAGGTTCACCTTTGATGTTTAGGCTTGTGTTTAATAGCATAGGACATCCTGTTTCCGCATACCATGCTTCTAATAATTGTCTAATACCCGATCCGTCTGCCGGTACTGTCTGTATACGGCTAGTACCATCGTAATGGACAATAGCAGGGAATAGATCTGGATTCTTGCATCGACCAACAATTTGCATATACCTACTATCACTCCAACTACTAGGCATATCAAAATACTCGTTAGCATACTCCTCTAGAATAACTGGAGCAAATGGCCGAAACTGTTGTCGTTGTTTAATTGTGTTTACACAATCCTTTATATTGCGTCCTCTAGGGTCAGCTAGCAAACTGCGATTACCTAATGCTCGAGGCCCAAACTCTGCTCGTCCGCTTGCTACTCCGACGATCTTATTAGTAAGCAGTTCATTCAGTAACCCACTAACAGGATACTCTCCAGGAATGTTATAACCTAAATAAGCATCCTTCCACTGTAGCGGACCGCCATGTACTAATGCGGCGGCACCTAAACTACTTCCGGCATCTCCCGGATTAGGCATAATCCATATATTATCAAAGTATCTACCAAGATTTCTATTAGCCAGGCAGTTAAGAGAAACGCCACCCATGTAAACTAGATTTGGACTCCAATCAAAACTTCGAGCCTTGCCCATTACGTTATAAACTAATTCTTCGCATATCTTTTGTGAAGAGGCAGCTATATCCCGATCATCAAAATGCATACTCCAAGGAACACTTGATCCGATATGTAAATTTTCTTTAAAGATAATATCGTATGGATCTTCTATTAATAGTGTTTCCATTGAAGCACTAGCCACAGTTGATCCATATGCCGCCATACCCATTAGAATATATTCATCCTCCATAGGCTTTAGCCCTGCCTCTTGAGTCATTGCTGAATAGAATAGTCCTATACTATGCGGATATTTTTGACCCCACATACGTTTGTATTCCGCCCGCCCGTTGACATATTCTGCGGCCCAGATGCTAATGGTATCCCATTCACCTATAGCATCAATGACTACCACAGTAGCACGTTTGTATGGACTTGTTTGAAATCCTGCGGCGGCATGACTTAAGTGATGATTATGTGTGCTAAAAGGTGTGCTACTAAAATAACCTTGTAATTGTTTTTTAATTATTTGCCGGGTAGTTAGTTTGCTCCACTCAATTCCTTGTCCGCTATACAGCTGGCGTAGTTGTTTTTTCCACGGAGTTTCGTAGTAGGCAATATGATCTATGTGTCGGCCATCTGCTAAATCCCATATTAAATCAGTGTGGATATTAGGATCGTTTTTAATCTTACTGTAACGTTCTGAATGTCCAGCAAATACTATTTCACCAAGACTGTTAATAACAGTAGCGGCTGCATCGTGGAATCCGGCTGATATCCCTAAGATATTCATTTATAGATAAACGGGTCTCGTTTCTTTAATTCTTTGATACGCTTCTTATATATAAAATAGTTTTTAATTTTGTAATATAATTTCTTGATCATATAATTCCTTAAATTTATTTTTCAACCAATCAAAGTTGTTAATATTTTTTAACGCCTCTGTGTTGTTTTTATTACCTGCTCCGTATTCCTTACCATCTCTAGCACCTTCCATTGCCCAGACAGCATTAGGAACTTCATCGTTTATGGTATTGCACCATACATCTAATCGATGTTCTGTCTCTGTGTCTACTTGTCCATCAATTACTTTACTACTTAACTTAACACATTCTCTAAACGCGGATTTCCATGTATTAAAGGGATCTGTGTTAAAATTTGTTATACTGGCAATTCGATCAACTGGAAAAAAGTGATTGCTAATAGAAGTAGTCATGTCAACATTACCAAGCGGCATTTGAGCAGTTGCTTCGACAGGCAATAATTTAATGCCACCGTATCCATATGACAGTCCATTAACAGGATTCTCCGCTCTGTATACGTAAACTGCATCGTCCCATAAGTCGTCAGGAACTTCAAAATTAAAATCATCAGCTACTACGCTGTCTCCATCAACTACCCAAAAGTGGCTGTAGTTATAATGATCAAATGCCGGAGTACTTGTAGGGTTTTCAATGATTAAAGATTTTAGATAATCTCTATAATGTAACAAGTTGCTAGCCGATGCCTTGTGTGCATTATGTATTCCAACAATACCGTGTGCTCGCAATGCCTCCGGAAATCTGTGCTTTAGTTTTGCCCAATTCTCATCGGCATTGGGTTCCTGATATGAAATGAATACTATTCTAAACACGATTTCTTCTTACAGTCCAAGTAATTTGTTCTACTATTTGCTTGTATTGTTCATCAAATGTGTGTATTACAAAAGAGCTAGCATCGGCCGGCAACATTGGAACATCTAATCCAAAGTCTTTGCTTAGTAACTTACCATAGTGTACAACAGAATCTAACACATCGGTGTCGGCTACCTCTTTCCATATCTCTTTAAGTTTTTCAAAATCACGCACATCAACGTAATTCCAATCAGTGCAATTGGCCTTCCAACAACCATGTCTAGCACCTAACATAGCCCACATTCCGTTATCGACATGGGAGCCTAAACTCATCCATATTTTTAAACGATGAACATTGTGCCAGGCATTCTTTAACAAATCATCAACAGATCGTTCTTTAGGTAATACTCCGCCTACTAAACTCATTTTTACACCTTCGCGGAATCCCGCCCGCCACGCTTGATAAGGACTACCATTAATGTAAGTTTTGCTATAACTGTCTACCATTGGACGATATCGTTCTTCCCAACAAAAATCTACTTGACTGGTATCAACATCGGCTGCCTCGTGGCTTTTCATATCTAACACAAAATCTTTACGCCACACCTTAAGGCTACCATTACCGTAGCGTAGTCCGTTAACAATATTAAGGCCCGGCCAACTAAATGTCACCGTTTCTGGAAATGTATCTAAATCTAATTCAAGCTCAAAGAATTTAGGATCTACAATGTTGTCAGCATCAACGGTAATAAACCATTCTGAGTTAGCTAAGTTTGCTGCCGCTTTGTGGCATTCGTCTGATCCTTTAACTCCATGAACTCGTTGAGCCCAAAAGCATTTCTCTTCTAGGTCAATCCAGTTCTTTTCTGCGTTAGGTTCGTCATAGGAAATGAACACGCAGTCTATTTCTGATAGGTTTATTTTGTTGTGGCCCATACACTAACTCTCTTATAAGGTTTTAATAATTGATACTGTATTTTTCTTTTGGAGTACAGTTCTCCTAAATTTATTCCATGAATTTCGTAAAATCTAGTAGGATCTGCGTAATCTGTTACACATAGATTAACCTTAAGTCCTGTATTATTAATGCGAACATCAAAATACTTTACACTTTCTGCTGATAACTTATCTTCACTAAATTCTACAATTAATTGATCGTCTACTAACGAGAATGGAATTCCTAGGTAATCAAAAAATGCTTGACTAGGATTTAGATCCCTAATGGTGTTTGAAGAATCAATATACACAGACGGCAATGACATTTCTTCAAGTGGTTTAAACTCTACTTTACCATCATCACTAATCTTTATAAAATAATTATGTAATTTCTTTTTTCCGTTGATGAGGTCTTCGTGGTCGGTATATTTTATTACTGCTTGAGAAAATCCTTCTGGGATAGGGGTGTATTCGCTTCCACTGGTGCTAACTGGTTCTAACGTATCTTTATTAAACAACACATAGCACGGTATTTGTAATAAGAGTTCTCTTATTTTACGAGTTAGATCTTCTGACATGCTAACTCCTCTAATGTTGATAATACAAGATTGTTTATTGCAGTTTTATCTACATAATGCAGTAGACCAGTTTGTGCCCATACTCCAATCTTAGTTAGCCCTTGCGGAGATACAGAAAGGCGAACCTGAGATGCCCAACGATTTGTATGAGTCCACCCTTGAAGTAGTGGTTTCATATGTGTTATTTTAACAACATCGTCTGTTATTTCGTCATCAATGTCTAATATTTTAGATACTAGTGCAAAGGCTTCATCGGTAGGAAGAGTCATTAAAATGCTACCAGGCAAAAATTTACTAATACACTCTCTAGGATTGTCAGTTATAATTTTAACCAAATCAAAAAAATCTTTAGTTCTTGGATCTGATTTTTTAAAGTAAGTAAACGCATTATACAGATTTGGTAATTCGTACTGCTCGAATACTTCTCTATAAGGCCCATATCCACTGACTATCTCATTTTTAAAATTTACTATTTGGCTAGCAACATACAAATAGTGATTACTAAGCCGAAGCCATTGATCTTCTAATGATTCGAGTACTAACATATCAGCATCTAAAAATATAGTATGTTCGTATGGTGTGAAGTCATATACCCGTGATCTAGAGTCCATGCCATCAGGTCCGTCATACAACACAACATTATCTACGGCTTTGACTGGGTATTGATCAAATGCATTGATATTATTGGTAATTACAGTTACGTGATTGCACGTTGTGGGTTGGCTGTGCTTAATGCTGAGAGCACAAGCATAAGCTAACTTTGTATAATTTATTTTATTATCCAAAGCAATAAGAACAAAACCTTTTTCCATATCAGTTGGCAAGAGCAATTAGTCCTTCAAAATTATTTAAAATACTATGTTTGTTCATAATGTGAACGTCTTGGTCTTTTGTACGTGCTAATAACGAATTACCATTTTTAGAATAGTCTTTAAGAACGTATGTTATTTGATCTGTATCAACTTGGTGTATATCATCTACATCTCTAATAAACACAGGACACGGCAATTCTCCGTACTCTCCTAAAATATGGCATGCGATTGAAAAAGAAAAGTCGTTACGATACTGCCCAGACGGAAATTGATATAATCCTGCGTAATAAGAATAGTTGTTTTTAACGTGTAGTACCATATCAAAAAATAGTTTAGCCTCTGCATTTTTACTAAACATTATATTAGTTGCCCACAGCAGATTAATTGAATACTTGTTAAGATGATAGTCTCTAGCGTCTCGTTCAATGTCGCTTAGATCAATCATTCCCGGATTAATTAAGAAAGAATGCTTGCTTTCCCAGTATTGATTTAATTTATTGCTAAACACCAAGAAATCTGAATCTATAATTAAGGTACGATCATACGGAGTTAACTCCCAAGCATTTCCACGATTGCCGTTAATAAAAGAAACAACTTTCTGTGATTTCTGGCCATCTCGCAATCCTCGCTGGTTCTTTTCAGGCGGAGTACCTGTTAATACGATTTGATCAAACGGTAGTTCACTAAATTTCTCATTAAGAAAATCTAAGGTTTCTTGATTGGTAACCACACTAACTGGAACACCTAAATATTTGTTTGCTAACTTGGCAGCGAGTACAGCCTGACTACCATAATCAATGTCGGCATTATAAGCAAAGATCAAACAACCTTTATTCATAGTCCAACAATGTCCTGTACCTTGCGTTTTTGTTTTAGTGTGTTTAGATCCCAAAGGTATTGCTTTGTTGTTGCAAAATACAAATCCCAAATAGCATCAGCAAATTCTATAACATTTTTAATTTCAACAGGATTCATTTTATCATCAAGAATAACTGCTGATCCATATTGAAACTTTTCTCTAAGTGGTTGTATAAAAGACAGCAAGGTCCTGTCAACAAAGAAAATCCCTCCGTTGTAGGCATAGGTTAAATCTGTTTTAATTTTTTCTTTAAGACGTCTCCGCTCAATGCTCTGCGTCATTCGCAGATTGGAGATTTCGAGGGCCTTCTCTAAGTATTGATCCATTTGTTTTTCCTAAGAATACTACTATTATATAGCATTCTTAAGATGTAAGCAAGACTAATTAGAAGTTAGATGTAACTGTTGAACTAGGTTGAATACCGGTAAATGCTCCGGTTGCGTAGTATGATGTTATATTTGCTCCAATCGTACCACCTACAGTATCAAAACCTCCAGAATTACCAACGTGTCCATCAATAAAGGTAAATGCTAGAGTTATATTAAATCCATCTGTTGTAGACGCATTTAAAATTGCGTCATTAAGTTCATATGGTGATGCTGGTGCTGAGGTATTAATAAGATTAACCAGTCCACCACCTCCGGCTACAATACTATCGTAAACACCGTAGGTAATACTACTAGAAAATGCGGCCATAAGCTGTGCCCAGTTATAATCTTGTGTACTAGCAGTTCCAGAAGTTCCACCGCTCATAGTACCTTGGATAGTTACAAACCCTCCTTGGTTAAAGAAATATTGAGCATTACGCAGACTTCCACCAAGATTTAGGTTGACGGACGCAGTGATTGAGCTATTACCCCCACCCCATGCTGTAGATCGACTTGGACTACTAAGTGCCGCAGATGTTTGTTGTCCGGCAGCAACCGCTAAACGATTTGTAAGTAGGGTATCACAAGATGTATTAAACGCATTAAGATGGAGTCTAGAAATAGTAAGTCCGGCTGTTGGATTTGTATCAGAATATGCTACACCATTTTGATGTGTGTATGCTTTATCGATATCACTAAACAAATTGTTCCATTCGGTGTTGTCGATTTTCTGATCAGCCGCAACCGCAGAACTAGCTAGGGGTTGTCCGTAACCATAAGTAGATGAGTATCCAGCACCGTCACCTAATACTCCATTAATTTTGGTGCGTACGGCATTGTAGTCGGCACCATATATAGTGTCACCTAAATTTTTTGGCAAACTGCCGGCTGTTCCTGTCATTTCTTTGTTCCTTTAACTGTGTATTTATTAAACTCTAAATGATTCACCACACCCGCATGAATCTTTAGCATTGGGATTGGTAAATTCAAATCCTTCGTTAAGCCCTTGACGTACATAATCAACGTGCATACCATCTAGATATGGTAAATCTCTGTTGTCGACAACTATAGTAACTTTGTCTTGTATATATGTCGTAGATCCTTCCCATAGATTATCTACATACTCTAACACATACGCAAGCCCTGAGCAACCAGTTGTCCGCACTCCTAGTTTTATACCAATCCCCTTGCCACGCTTGGCAAGATTTTGGATAATCTTCTTTTGGGCTTGTTCTGTTATTGTGATCATGTTAATATTTAACTAATAGTCTTTCCCAGTGAAATAAACGCGGTAAGTTGTTCGTCAGTCATATGGTCACAAAGTTCAGCAAGTTCCTGATATTGACAGTATCTTGAACTGTTATCTCTATGCAAAAGATTTTCTATAGGTGACACCCATTCCAGATTTTCTATACTATTATTTTTTGGATTTTTATCTTTATGATTAATATGTGCAAAATTTATGTTTATTTTTGTTGGAATAAATGCTTCGGCAACTAAACGATGAATATAACTAGTATACCTTTTATTATTGTGAAATAAACAACATAACATGTACCCTTTATTGTTTTCTACAATACTCATTAATTTAGATTTTCCTAATTTATGTGATTTTACTCGACCCTGTGAACTAACTTCGTACCCGGGAAATCTTTCCAATTTTTTCCATACTTCTATCATACTTTTCTCCTTTGTAAAATAGACAACTTACATATACCCTTTATTGTTTCCTACATTAGTATACCTTTTATTATGCTGGTATTTAGCTAAATACAGTTAAATAATACAGAGGTTGACAAATACATCTAAATACATTATGCTGTTATAGTGAGAAGTGGGATACATACCAGCCACTTGATGTAGTAAGAAGTATAATTGGAGATATAGATGGCTTATTCTAAAGAAGTATTGAATCATTATGAAAATCCACGAAATGTAGGAACACTTGATAAGGAGAATGCGCAAGTTGGGACCGGAATGAGTGTGGATCAAGCCCGTGCTGTAGTAGACAGCAATGCCAAGTCAGCAATGAAGCGCCGCCAATAATTAAACTAACCGCGGGTGCGCCAAGAAGCTAAATACTTGTATGAAAAACAAGTATGGTCTAAATAAAAAATGTTTATTTTGCGAGAACGAATTTGAAACCCGTCCTCGATTTAAAGATTATTGTTCTCAAGCCTGTAAAAATCCTAACAATCGTCCAGGACACATTCCGTGGAATAAAGGATTACAGATGTCTGAAGAGTTTAAACAGACTAAAATGAATTTAGAAGGCTTAGCAAAAGGTTGGGGATGGAATAAAGGCATCCCAAATGAAAAACAAAGAGAACGCTGGTCTGGACCAGATAACCCAAATACCGGTGGCAAAGGCAACATAGAAAAATTTAAAAACGGTGTGTTTTCTAAATCATATTCAAAAGGCGAGTTAGAATTATATAATAAACTATCTAGTATTTTTGAAAATGTTGAACATCAATTTACAGTAAAAAATTATCATAGAGTCTATGACATATACATACCAAAGTTAAATCTCATTGTAGAATATGACGGCGACTACTGGCATAAAGATAGTTTAGAAAAAGATTTACAAGACACAAACAAGGCTATTAAAAGAGGTCACAAAATATTCAGATATTGGGAATCAACTGTAAAAGAACAAGGGCTTGACAAAATTGTAGAAGATATTGTCAAATTAGAAGGTAAGTATTGTAGGAAGTTAGAGGAGATATAATATGGCTTATAGCGATGCAGTTATTGATCATTATGAAAACCCCAGGAATGTTGGTCGTATGGATCCTACTGATCCAACTGTTGGCACAGGGCTCACCGGGGCCCCGGCCTGCGGTGACGTGATGAAATTACAGATTCGAGTAGAAGACGGAATCATTGTAGATGCAAAATTTAAAACATACGGATGTGGGTCAGCAATCGCATCGAGCTCACTAGTCACAGAATGGGTCAAGGGCAAAACGCTAGATGAGGCTGGAGCAATTAAGAATTCAGAGATTGCAGAGGAACTTGCACTCCCACCAGTTAAGATTCATTGCTCAATACTTGCAGAAGATTCAATCAAAGCCGCGGTAGCAGACTATAGAAAAAAACACCAAGGATAATATGACACAAAGAATTTTGATCATGGGCTTGCCCGGCTCAGGTAAAACAACACTTGCGGGTGCTCTTAAAAAGTATCTAGAACTACACGGTGAAATTAGTTATGCTCGCGCCCTACAAGAGCATATTGGTGATTACAAGTGCCAGGTAAATTGGTTCAATGCCGACGATATCCGTCGCAAGTATAATGACTGGGACTTCTCTAACGATGGTCGTATCCGTCAAAGTATTCGTATGTTCCAGTTCAGTATGGAATCAGGTGGCGACTATGTTATTTGTGACTTTGTTGCTCCGCTCGTAGAGATGCGTAACAACTTCAAAGCTGATTGGACTATCTGGGTAGACACTATCCGTGAAGGCCGCTACGCAGATACTAATGCGGCTTTTGTTGAGCCCGAAGTATATGACTTCCGTATTACAGAACAAAACGCAGAAAAGTGGGCAGAGTTCATTGGGCAACACATCATTGATAATCGTCGTCGTCCCACATTTGATTGGCGTAAAGAAACTGTACAGATGCTGGGGCGTTGGCAACCATGGCATGATGGACACCGTGCGCTATTTGAAAGACTAATAGCACGTACTGGACAAGTGGTTATTCAAATACGTGATGTACAAGGCTGGCAAGGTAGCAATCCGTTTGAAGTAGAAAAAGTTAAAGCATTTATTCGACGTGACCTAGATCCTATCTATCAAGGACAGTACGAAATACAAGTAGTTCCTAACATTGTACACATCGGTTGGGGTCGCGGAGTAGGATACACACACGCAGAGGAAACATTTGATGAAAGCATCACCGACATCAGTGCTACAAAGATTCGTAAAGAGCTGGGGCTTAAATAACGGCGAGACTGCCTGGCGCAGTCTTGTCAAAGCCTACTCTTATCGATGCTGTGGGACTATAACAACAATTATAATCTCTTATTGCATCACAGGTAAGTTAATTGTTAGTTTAGGCATTGGCGCTGTAGAGATGATAGTTAAACCTGCGGTCTACTGGTGTCATGAGCGGGTATGGAATAAAATAACTTGGGGTAAGAAATAATGGATCCAATAACAATAACTGAACCTTGCCTAGCCAAGGTAGCAGATTTACTAGCAGAAGAAAATAATCCTGCACTTGCCCTACGAGTATTTGTTCAGGGCGGTGGATGTAGTGGATTCCAATACGGATTTACCTTTGATGATGTTCAAGCAGAAGATGATTTTGAAATAGTTAAAGAAGGCGTCAAGGTACTTGTAGACGCTATGAGCTATCAATATCTTGTAGGAGCCACCGTGGACTACAAAGAAGATCAATACGGTAGTCAGTTTTTTATAAAAAATCCCGGGGCAACATCAACATGCGGATGCGGTAGCAGCTTTTCAGCATAATGCTATACCAGGCTCTTAAAACCACTCCAATTCGCCTGGAAGGGCGAGCAGTCCTACAATGGGAATGTGGCAAGGGTGTTGTTTTAATGCCACAAAATGAGTGTAAATTATACGCTCATTGGCATAACCCTACTGGCAAACTACGCTCAACCTATACCATAACTGCCCCTACCCAAATTACAGGTCTTGTACAATTAACCAATGGGCTAGATGCTGAAGCCCTATTCCAACTTGTCCATCTTGCTTGACAAAACCAATATGATCTGTTATACTATTAGTATCATAGTTAGAAAGGTATCCAATGTTTAACATCATTAAAGAACTTGAAGCAGACAACAGTCGACTGGCCAAGGAAGCAATCCTTGAGCGTGAAGCGGCCGCAAACAACACAGAATTTTTTGAGGGTGTTAGGCTTGCTCTTGACAACTACATTACCTTTGGCGTTAAGAAAGTGCCATCGTTCAGCGGTCCAGATGGACAGGGTCTGCCTTGGGAAGCATTTAAAGAACTTACTGAATTATTATACACACGTCAGCTTACAGGCAACGATGCCAAAGCGGCAATTGAATTAGCCCTGTCAGCAAGCACAGCAGATCAGTGGAACTACTGGTATCGTCGTATTCTTATCAAAGATCTACGTTGCGGTGTAAGTGAAAAAACTGTAAACAAGGTATTAAAAGGCACAGCAATTCCTCAGGTCCCTGTATTTGAGTGTATGCTGGCACATGACGGAGCCAACCATGAGAAGAAAATTACGGGTGTTAAACTGCTTGAACCAAAGTTGGACGGAGTACGATGTATCACCATCGTCAACTATGAAGCCCGTACTGTTGTACAGTACACAAGAAATGGCAAGGTACTGGAAAATTTTAGCCACATATCAGATGGCCTTTTGGACTGCATCGATGACTTGGGCAGAAGCTATGTCCTCGACGGAGAAGTAGTATCAAGCTCTTTCCAAGCACTGATGAAGCAGGTACATCGTAAAGACGATGTTCAAGCAAGTGATGCTCAACTGATGGTGTTTGATATTATTCCATTAGTGGAATTTCAAGCGGGTAAGAGCACAATGGGCCAACGTCGCCGCAGCGTTCTACTTAAATCATTCAAACACACATTTGATCGCACAGGGCATGTGGCTATCATTCCCCAAACTGAAGTAAACCTGGACGAGTTTGTAGGCGAAGTGCAATTTAAGGCATTTAACAAAGATGCTATTGAAAAAGGCTTTGAGGGAATAATGATTAAAGATCCCAACGCTGTTTACGAGTGTAAGCGTTCAGTGAGCTGGCTCAAACAAAAGCCATTTATCGAAGTCAGTCTAACTGTAACAGGCTTTGAAGAAGGCACTGGCCGCAATGAAGGCAAACTAGGTGCGTTAATTTGCGAAGGCGAAGACGATGGTAAAAAGATTGTGGTCAATGTTGGATCGGGCTTCAGTGACGATCAGCGAGCAGACTATTGGCAGGGTAAAGAAGCAATGGTGGGTCAAATCGTAGAAGTCCGTGCAGACGCAGCAACTATCAGCCAAGATAGTACAGACACGTATTCACTCCGCTTTCCGCGTTTCTTACAATTCCGCGGTTTTGCTAAAGGTGAGAAGATTTAACATGAACAAGGGCGCACTCAAGGATTTCTTATATGGTGGCCTGTTGGAAATAATGAACAACCGTCAGTACTACTATAAGAGTAGCTCGGGCCAGGACTACAGTCATTTTACTGAAGAAGGCGAACAGGCTCTGGTGGAGTATATGAATTTGGTCAGTTGGAAGATGATAGAAACGGAGAACGACGAGCTCAATGCCCGTTCAAAAGAAATAATATTAAAAACCCTTAAAGGAGATCAACAATAAGTGGGAAAAGAAGAAATTATAGAGTTAGAAGGAGTAGTAGAAGAAGTATTACCCAACGCAATGTTTCGTGTTAGAATCAACGAGAACTATTTGCTTACAGGGATAGTCAGCGGTAAAATGCGTCAGCATCGAATTCAGATTCTGCTGGGCGACAAAGTTAAAGTAGAAGTTAGTCCTTACGATTTAAGCAAGGGCCGAATTACTTACCGTACCAAATAATCTAGCTTAAGAACATATTCCAACTAGGGTGACGTATTTCAAACGTCATCTGTTTACGCTTTTCAACCAATTCCCAATATGTAGGCTTATGTGGTACAGTCTTGGGTTTAATCTTACAATTGTTGCCTTTGGTTGAATTACAGTGAGCACATGATGTAGTTGAATTTTCCCAAGTACTTCGACCACCGTGACTTTGTGGCAGCACGTGATCTAGTGTAGCTGTACGCTTGTTTACGGTAACACCGCAGTATTGACATTCAAACAGATCACGCAGGAACACATTCATCTTTGAATAGCGAATGTAGTTGTTCTTTTTGTAGTATTCTTTCAACATGATCACAGCAGGAACACGAGTTTCCCACGTAGCCGAACGCACCACCCAGTCATCGTGCCATTCAATAACATTTACCTTGTCTAGGACAAGATAACGGATAGAGTCCTGCCAAGAGATCACGCTCAATGGCAACATT